GGTTGCATCATCCTTGGTGTCAATATTGTCGTACAAAAACTCATATTTGGACTTGGGGTTGGCTAGAATCCTCTCGCGACTTACTACAAACTGTGCAGCAGTATCAAGAGTAAAACGATCCGGCATAGGGGCTGTAAACAGCTGCTTCCACCGATCCTTAAACTGTACCAACTGCATATCAGAGAGGACATTGCGCCAAGCATTGTTCAGAGGGACGTAGCCGTATTTTTTGATATTTGCCGTCTTGATCATCTCGAGCATCGGTCGCCCACCGAGCTGGTGATCCGCCTCCTCGTGCCCATGGATAAATGCAACATGGTCCGGGAGTGAATCATAACGCTCGATGATGTATTTGAGATAGACGGAAGCCTCGTAGCCAGAGTTTGGTATCGTTAGAAAAGTCTCAAATGGATGTGGCTCAGCTCCGTCATGATCAATGACAACCACGGGGCAGTCAGCCTCCTTCAGCCACTCTAGATTTTCACTGTAATGGGATACGCAAATCTCCATCTAAAGGAAAGACCCACTATATCTTTAATGGAGACTCGCCGTATTTTCCTGCTCGACCGGTCCGGGTCCATGGCCACCATCTTGGATGACACGATTGGTGGGTACAACTCGTTTGTGGATTCACAGCGAGCTCTGGGTGGTACGATGTCCCTCTATCTGTTTGATCACGAGGTGAATCAGGTTTACAAGGATACCCCTATTGCTGATGTCAAGCCCCTTACCAAGGAGACGTATGTTCCCCGTGGGTCAACAGCACTACTGGATGCCATGGGTGAGGTTATGAATAAGGAGGATGGAACCAAGGCGATTATGATTATCCTGACTGATGGCGAGGAGAACTCGAGCCATAAGTATACAAGTGAACATATCAAGATTTTGACTGGGATGCGCACCAAGGAGGGTTGGGACTTTGTCTACCTTGGGGCGAATCAGGATGCGTTTGCTGTTGGTCAGCGTATGGGTATTAATACAACGTGCGAGTTTGCGCCTGAGCGCAGCCCTCAACTGTTTGCAGCACTTTCGGCTGCTGTAACTCAAGCATCGCAGACTGGTGAGAATGTTGTGATGGACAAGACTCTGGAGTATTAGGCTTGCTTCAGACCTGCTGGCGCTGCGTTGACATTTCCGCGCGCCATATTCACACTTGTAGTCTCGACTACAACCTTTGTCGGCCTCTTGAAGATCATGAACCCGCTCCCTATAAGGGCCAATATAGCCCCGATAAGCATGTAAACGAGATACTTTTTGTTGGACGCCTTTGTTTTGTCATCCCCAATGCACTGGATACCTATAGAAGTTGCTGCGATTATCAGGATTGCCATCAAAAACACAATGTATTTGCTCATTATTATATCCTCGTGATTTTATTTCCGAGTACCCCCTCAGTCTTGCGTATGGCTCCATTTAGGCTGGGAGCACTCCACAAGATCCAACGAGACCAGAACCCTGCTGTAGCCACCCCAGACTTGGTCCAATTTTCGCGCTTCTGGTGCCTGACCAGATACTTTTGCATTCGGGCTGGATCCTTGTGCATCGTAAAGTCCTGATAGCCCTCGGCCCCAAAGTCTACGTGCTTGCCATTAGGAAGCATTACTCGCCACTTTTTGCCCTGTATAGGGCTCTTTGTAAGCTTGTACATTACTACTTCACTTGAAAGTTATTCTGATGCTGATGTACAGGACCAGAGTCAGGAGTAGGATATTGAATACAAGCCAGGTAATTAGATATGGGAGGATCTTCTCCTTGAACGCGTTATTTTCCAATACCATATTTAAGAGCTGAGCGGTAATAGAGTCAGACTCCATGGACCGTATTATTACTCTGAGGCGAGAAAAACCAAAGAGCTCTGACGAGCATCTTCGCAAGGTTCTCACCGAGAACAAGTCTGTGTTTGTGTATGGTCCCCCAGGTATAGGCAAAACTTGGAGTGTACGTCAGATTATAGAGCCATGTGTAGATCTGGAAGCTTCCATCCTTAAGAGCAAGCAGAGTACAATTGACTTTTTGGAAAAGATCAAGTCATCAGCATGTCCAATACTCATAGATGATTTTGACAGTGTGGATGACCTCATAGGTGTTCGCGAATTGACAGGCAACGAGAGGCTTATCATCATAGGTAATTCTGCACCAAATCTAGCATTTGATATTTTCTCATACCGTTTTCCACTCCGGAGCAGAGATCAGCTCCTAGATATTGCAAAGACTCTGGGAGCATCCCCAGACTTGGTTGACAAGTGCAACGGTGATATCCGTTTTTTAGAGCAGGGCATCTCAGACAGTAAAGATATATTTTGGAATCCAAAGGATTTCGTGAGGTCAATGATCTGTGAGGGTGGTCATCGAAAGCCTATGGATTTTATAGGTGATCACATCCAGGAGCATGGTCACGTGCTCGACATGATTTTTGACAATTATATAGATGGCGACCCGAAGAACCATCTGGAGATACTCGAGTGCATGAGCCGAGCAGCTATGGTCGACGAAAAGATTTATCAAGGCCACTGGGATCTGTTACCGTACTTCGGGATTGAATCATGTATATGGCCTTCTCATCTCCTTGATCATTCAGTCACAAATCAGGATATTAGACCAGGAAGTATATGGACCAAGTTTTCAAACATGTGTATGCGGAAGAAAAAAGTGCTCGCAATGACAAATAGGGTACCGGGTCATACTCTCGACGTGGATTCACTGATGGTTCTAAGAAACTACTTTGAAAAGGGTCTTGGTGAAAACCTGATTGCAGACTACAAGCTCGAGCCTCAGGACTTTGATGTTCTGAATCACCTGTGCATTACGAGAAAGTTAAAAGCTCGAGCCGTATCTACACTAAAGAAACAATGTCTCGAGATTGCAAAGAACCCGAAGAAGAATACGATTACATCAAGGTGATTCACAATGAAATCTACTTTTATTGCGATGTAGACACTGACTCGGTTTTAGAGCTGAATATCGCACTCCGCAAGCTTGAGAAGGACTTACGAATCAAAAAGATGGAGATGGGAGATTTTGAAAAGCCAACCATCAAAGTGTTTATTCAGAGTGATGGTGGGGAGCTCTACGCCGGTCTCAGCGCAATGGATCATCTCAAGTCTTCCAAGTGTAACATTGTTACTATTGCTGATGGATGCTGCGCAAGTGCTGCAGCTATGATGCTCCTCGGTGGTCACACTCGACTTGTAAAGCGCAATTCGTATGTTCTGATTCACCAACTTGGTACTGATGCTGGATGGGGCAAGTACGAGGATCTCAAAGATGAGATGGAGAATTGCAACAAGCTGATGGCTCATATGAAGGAGATTGTCAGTGAGCGAACCAACCTCCCAGAAAAGAAGGTGAACCGGATCATGAAGCATGACATTATGATGTCAGCTGAAAAGTGCATCAAATACGGGGTTGTCGACGCTTACTACGATTAATAAATCTAGTGTAGAGTGCTAGGATTCCAAAGCATATTAGCAAACCACAAAAGACGTTCGCAAAGGTTAGCGGTATCCCCTCCTTGGATGGCTTTGGCTGGGGTACCTCAAGCCTTTTTATTCTGGCATAGTCTATCACATGCATATTAAAAAGCGTGCATTTTAAAAACCCTGGTTAGCGCATTGCTTATGTGATGTTAAAATGGACGCTGTTTGGGCTCAAGTGAATGTGATCCAGGCTGCTCGTGAATTCGCCAGGTCCAGAGCCTGTAAGGATGAGATTGCCAAATATTCAGAGTATCTGTGCCCGTGCGGTGGTACCAAGACTATGGGGTATTCAGACGAGTCTATGCTATGGACAGAACATACTCTCCCCACATGCACAAGCTGTGGCAGGTGTGACGCCGAGTACGTCTCTGACGAGCCCGAGTGGCGCGGAGGCATGGATGATGACGGCGAGGTGAGCGACCCGTCCCGAGTCGGTATGCCTACCGATGATCGGTTCAGTGAAACTTGGAGTATGGGCACAATCATGAATGTCCGGTACAATGCCAGCTATGCGCAGAAGAAGCTTGCGCGGATAGACTTTCACACTTCGATGAATTACAAGGATCGGTCGCTGTTTCACAACTATCAGGATCTCGAGCGGGCTGGCAAGCAGGTTCTCAATCTCCCGGTGCATGTTGTCCGCGAGGCTGAGCACATGTACAAGAAGTTTAGCGAGGAGCGCCTTACACGCGGGGCTGTGCGAATGGGTATCAAGGCGAACTGCCTGCTCCAGTCTTGCAAGAATCACAACATTGCGCGTACAGTGCCTGAGATTGCCAAGGCGTTCAACATCCCGAACAAGGATGTGAGCCGCACAGCCGAGATGTTTCGCGAGGTTATTGAGACTCCTACCGAGCAGAGTATCACGCAGGCGTCAAACGTTGTGGCTCGTATGTTCAATGACCTGACTATGATTCCTGAGGAGGATCGCCGCCGGACACGCATGAAGGCGATCCGTATCTGCGAGCAGATTCAGGAGTGTATGGCTCTTATGGGCAAGACTCCCAAGACGGTGGCGGCGACAGTCATCTACGTGCTCCTCAAGGACGTGGACAAGTGTACCATTTGCCAAGTGTGTGGGGTATCGGTGCCGACCATGAACAAGCTCGAGCCGATTGTGCGTGATGAGATAAAGAATTTGGTGTAATGTCATTTATATGGTGAATGTATTCGTGTCAACTCCGTGCTATGGAGGTCTGTGTCTCGAAGCATACGCAGAGTCCATCTTCAAGCTGCAACGCCTAGCAGCTCAGTACAATATCGGTATGATGCTGGACACCACCGAGAATGAGTCTCTTGTGCATCGCGCCCGCAACATCTCGATTGCTCGGTTCCTGTACAAGTCAGAGTGTGACTATTTCATGTTTATCGATGCTGACATTCACTTCGAGGCTGAGTCAGTTATCCGTCTCATTCAGGCCGGTCACGATGTTGGTGTCGCAGCATACCCTAAGAAGGCGGTACTATGGGACCAGGCTGACAAGGCGATCAAGGAGGGTGACACAAGAGATCCAGCAAAGCTCACGAGCAGCCTGGTCCTCAACTTCAAGGGTCAGAGTGTCCCGATTGTGGAGGGGTTTGCGGAGGTGCTCGACGGTCCAACCGGCTTCATGCTCATCAAGCGCGACGTCATCAAGAAGATGTATGCGCACTACCCAGAGCTCGAATGTGTCAATGACCACCAGAATCGCGACCTTGAAAAGTATTGCGCCATCTTCGACTGTATGATTGATCCAGTGTCTCGCCGATACCTATCAGAGGATTACGCCTTTTGTCGGCGCTGGCAGCAGATGGGTGGTAAGATTCACGCTGATGTCACGTGTACTCTTGGGCACGTGGGAAATCTACGATTTATTGGGTCAATGGATGATCGTTTAAAGAAGATTGTCTCAGTCAAGACATGATGATCATCACTGTCGCTGCATTTTCAAGGAGCAAGGCTATTCATTGTACAACTATGCACACAATTATGAACATCCACATGTTCTGCATGATTAAGAATATTCACATGGATGTTCACTTTTTACGTGACCGCCAATCCCTGACGAAACTTTTCAAAAATACAGACCGCCTCATTGTCCTCGAGTATGGCTCAAGTCTCAACCAGGAGTGTATCGCGACAATGTGCAGTCAGATGCCACCTTCATACAATGTGATGGTATTCCCAGCTGTGAAGGAGGGTATCAACTGGGAGATGTTCAAGAAGAAGACTGCCGAGGGGTCGTCAGAGCCACCTCACCAGCGAGGGCTCGAATTTGACACTGTACTAGACAAGCAGATTGGGGAATCTCTATGGACGGTAAAGTCTACTGAGGCTATGGTATGGTGTATGGATACCAAACAGGTTGATAAAAAGTCGCGCGGGGCAAAAGAGTCGGTAAAGCTCCCAGTTGATTCACCCAAGGAGTTTTTCGACACTCTACTAAGGTTGGGTATCAAGATTTGCGCTTGTAGCGCAGCAAAGTGTACTTTACATTACACTCACGAGTGCATCTCCAATATTATGGAGAGTGCGGGTGTCAATGTACAGCCAGTCCCCAAAAAGTGTGAACCCTGAAGTCCCAAGTATTAGAGATGACTGACCCTGTACACACAATGAAATACGTCGAGAGAGGTTCGGAACTCGAGACGGCCCTTAAAGAGTTTATAAAGGTGAGTTGGGGCTCTTTCGACCGGGAGCGGTTCCCGGGACCTCAACCAGTTTCGATTGAGCGGAGGCACTTTAGCGCACTCAAATCTCAACCGTACCTGGTTTGCGAAAAGAATGACGGTGTTCGAAACATGCTGGTGTGCTTCGAGTTTCAGGGGAAAAAGATGTGCATTCTGGTGAATCGCGCCTTCGAGGGCCGCATCACAACACTTACCGTGCCAAAAAACACCATACTCGACGGGGAGTTGATGCCAGGTGACAAGTATCTTGTATATGACGCAGTGATGCTGAATGGCGAAAATGTTATGATGCAGCCTCTCACTGAGCGTCTCAGAAAGTCTCAGAAGCTGTGCTCTGTCATCCTGAAGACACCGCTCAACCCATCCGTCAAGGTGAAGCCGATGTACCCTCTTGCTGAAATTCAGAAGGTGTTCGACACACTCAGCCCAGAGAATGACGGCCTCGTATTCACCCCCATCAACGAGCCGATTCGTATGGGGACACACGAGACACTCTTCAAGTGGAAGCCGCGTGAGCACATCACCATTGACTTTTTGTGTGACGTTGATGCCACTGTCGATGGAAGCCCAGTGATGGGACTGTTTATCCAGGGGCCAACCTACATCACAACTCTTACTGGGTTGACTGCTTGTGGCCCGCCAACGCGATTCAAGGGGAAGATTGTAGAATGCGCTTACGGGGAGTGTGGGTGGTATGTCATCAAGGAACGTCCAGACAAGACTCACCCAAACAACCGCAGGACATACGATAGAACCCTAGTGAACATCCGCGAAAATATACAGCAAATTGAATTCTTGTTTAAATAAATGGAGAATTACCTGGAAAAGGTTGGCCAAGTAAATAACGCCGATGAGTTGTGTAGACTCATCTGCGATATTGGACTGTATTACGACACGAGAAGTATATATGAAGAGTGGGCCTTCTGTATGAAGGACAACGGTGAGGGTGGTATTTGGCAAAATCCAATGGAACTTGCCAAGTTTCTGTGGGGGTCAAAGGATATATTTAAGAAGGCGGGTGTAAAGAGTTATCTTGATATAGGAACGTTTAATGGATTCACATTTTTCGTAATTCACAACTTTCTTCGAGCGCACGTCTGCCCCGACATCAGAGCCAGGACGCTTGATACATGGACATGTATACACCCTCTAGTTCAAAAATATGTAGAACCATACCACACAAACGGATCAGTCGATGACAATTTCGATGACTGGGATCTGGTATTTATTGATGGTAACCATTCACATCCAGGACCTATCCATGACTTTCAGAGTGTCAGGGGGTTTGCCAAGTTTGTGTTTTTCCATGATATAGTTGACAAGTTCTGTCCAGATGTCCGTGACACTTTTTCACGTATCGCAACACGATACAAAACGATAAAGTTTGTAGAAAAGCCAGATCAGTTCGGGATAGGACTCGTTATTTTAAATCCCACTACACTATAAATGGCATTCACCCTGTCGGATCCTTCATCCGGACTCTTTTGGTCCCTTACAAGTGATAAATATACTCTCTCAGATGTCAACCCGGCCACGTTTGTTCAGGAGGGTTCATATTTGAAAAATGCAGAGTCTACAAGCTATGTGAGCGTAACCGATTTTACCCTAGTGAACTCTGAGTTCGATCCAGTAAACGAGGAGATGTTCCGTTTCCAGTTTGAGGAGACGGGTGGGATCAATTGGTTTCCCGGCCGTGTGTTCAGCATATGTGAGAATCTGGAAATTCTGCCAGCACAGGTGAACGAGGGCGTCGATTGGCTCCGGACATATGAGCCCGTTGTGGCCGAGGAGTCAGTGGTTGTGGAGGAGCCCGTTGTGGAGGAGGAGCCCGTTGTGGAGGAGGAACCCGTTGCGGAGGAGGAACCCGTTGCGGAGGAGCCAGTGGTTGTGGAGGAGCCCGTTGTGGAGGAGGAGCCCGTTGTCGAGTCTGACGAGGATGTACCAGTGTCCCGTGCTTCAGCACTCATTGAGGAGGCTCTGAATGCAAAGGCTGCTGAGCCAGAGGAGCCAGAGGAGTAAAAAATATTCAATTGACCGACTTTTTGTACATGGCAAAGTAGTACGGCCCAGTCTCTTGAAAATCGTCAACATCAGTAATCATATCATCATCCTTTATGAGCCATCCACCCTTGTGGCTCACAATGGCTGCGTAGTGACCACCTAGGTGTGAACCCAGATGGATCGCTGCTGCATAAACCTTGTACTTTGTGTCACCAAACTTGAGTTCTTTTGGTAGGTGCACCTTCTGCTTCTGCTGGTACATGTTGAAGCTAACCATGAAGATGGTGCCTAGTGAGTCCGTCTTGACTTGAACCTCAGCCTCTGGCCACTCCTTGTCAGAGGAATCCTTGTATCCGTTGATTGTTGTAGACTTTTCAAAGAAATCTTCATTCTGCTCGAGCATCTTGCACGCAAACACCTCTGAGGTGGATGATGTCCCCTCGGGCCATGTCACTACAGACTTGGCCGATCCATAAAAGTGCTTATGGATCCACTCGAGCCCGAGAGACTTTTCAAACACATCAATGATGCAGAGTACCACCTCTTGCACATCGTTGGGCTCGCAACTCCGAAACTGGCTGTAGCGACTCCGCAACTCATTGAGAACCTCACCAGGATGAATCGGACTTGTATTCTTGCTCAGCCACACCTCCTTTACAAGTTTGTGATACTCCTTTGTAAACGAACAGTCTCCAGTATAGCCATGAAGAAGGAAACGATTCGTCAAAATTGGTGTATACAGTAAACACTGGACAGCAGTATTGAAATAGCAGGTATTCCCGAGATTTACGAGACCCCTCATATCTATAAAGGCTTCATAAACTTTAGTATAAAAGCTAGGATCCCTAATTGATTAAGATGGAGTCACTATTTGCCACGTTTGCGCCAGTTATTCGGTCGCATAGCACCATTCCTCATGTCGAACTCGAGTTTCGGTTCGGAAAGATGAATCGGGGACGCTTCGACACGAATGTTGGTAAGGAGGCGTACGAGCGCACACTCAAGAATCTAGCCAAGTACAAAGGGTGGGAGCAAACCTCCAAGTCAGAGGATACCATCTACTACGGTCTGAATGGCCGCAGGGCTGTGTGCAATCCTGAGACGGGTGACGTCAAGCGTATTGTCAAGAATCGGGTCCGGGTGGTGGATCACTCTCAGGAGGACCAGCCGTTTGATGTTCGACTCGGTATCTCAACTGAGGTTCCGTACGAGCCCGAGGAGGAGGAGGAGGTGTTCGAAGAGACGAAGAGCCGAGTTCGGCACTCGTTTATTCGCAAGAATCTCGTCATAGACGTTTCGGCGATTCAGGGTTCACCTGACGATCCCGACTGTGACGAAGATATGTCGTACCAGATTGAGCTTGAGATTATCGATCCCAAGAACATTGGTGATGACTCGACATTGTACAACTTGATGCACAAGGTGTTTGATGTAATGAAAATCACATAGTTTCAACATTTGCCTTTGCCCCCCCTGAACCCACGGCACCGTATTGTCTTCCGCTGACGTTACGATACTTGGCTGCGAGAGTGTTTCTGTATGACGCGACTTGTTCAGCAGTTGGGTATCTGCCAGTCTTTTTCGTCTTGGCGAACATAATCACATTCTTCATAAACTGTGAGCGACTTGACTCAGGTATGTTGTTTGTGCGGATAGACTTTGTAAGTGCGTGATTCTTCTTGTGTTGCATTATGAATGCCGCTCGCTTGTAACCGGCAGGGGTGTTTATGTACCGCTGGATGTTTTCAGTAGTGAAGGGTACATTACCCATCGACTTGATAAAATGCTGGCGCGATTTCTCGTCTGTGCTCTCCTTGCGGGTCGGTCCACGTACAACTGGAGTCTTTACTGGAGCCACTGGGGCTGCTGGTGTGAAGGCGACGCGTGCTCTTAATGGAGCTGCACTCTTCTTTGCAGCCATCTCTGCACAAATCTTAGGTCTCGACTTACCCTCAGGGTCGATTCCGAAAGCTCGTGCATATCTCTTCAGTACTTCAACTGGGAGGGTTGCGCACTTGCGTGAGGGGTTGGGCTTGCCGTTTTTCCGCGTCGCGCCTTTAATCGAATTACCCATTATGTAATACTTTTGTCCATCAACTGTGAAGTTGGCTGCATTCTGGCGCGTATCCTGAATCTCCGCAGCCCTCTTGAGTCTCTCGCACATCTTTGCAACCCCCATCCCCTTTCGTATGCCAGGAATCTCTAGGCGCCGAGCTACACTCTCGAGCTGATCCTCTGACATCCGGAAGCACTGACGCCCACCAATTTTCAGCACCTCAATCTCGCGATTTCTAAACCTCTGCTTCTCCAGAGTCAACTTGACTCCGTAGTTGACTGAGTTGGGACCAATGATACCAAACAGAGCCTTCACTTTGTTTGGTATCGGCACACCCGCTGCCCGGTAGGCTTCAGCGACAGTACGCCGAGACGAAGCATTAATCTCTGGAATCTTGTAGCACGAAGGGAACCCCTGTGCGTTGGGTCTGCAGTAGTATCCAGGGGCGCACTCACCCTCGAACGAGTCTGGGGGGTTTGGTGGGTTGCTCGAGCGAGTCTTGTATGGACGCTCTGTCTTGGCCACTGGCTTCTCGAGTTCTGGCATGCTCGGCACCAGTGCACCCGAATCCTGTACCGCATCCAGGATACCACGAATGAAACTAATCATAGAGCCTACATCAGCCACCTTACCTCTGAATTGTATAGCTCCAGTTCTGTAGAATGTAATGACAAAGAACTTTTCTCTGTACTCCTCTGTCTCCATGCGTACCCTGCGGCCGAATATCGCTTCAGCGACCGCCTGCTCTACTGGCACTCTGGTAAGACCCTGGTTTGCCGAGGGCACCTGGCGTGTAAACTTGGCCGAGTACTTGTACGAGAGACCAGGGGTGCGCAGATCCGGGTCAGTCTCGTAGCTGAGTCTACCACCAGCCGCCCCAAGCATCTCCTTGGGAAAGTTCTGATACAGCACCGGAAGAGCAATGTACTTGTTGATACGCAGCTGACCGGAAGTATTCGAGATGATCAGACCCTCCACTGGACCCACAAGCTTCTCGGTGAAGCGGACCACATCCTGGACATCTGACGCACCGGACAGTCTCAGGGACCCATTCGAAAACACATTGACAATGTTACGCTTGCCACCCAGATCAAAGGTGATCATAATCTGGTTGGGTCGGTACCCGGTGCTCTTCAGAGGGATGACACTCTTCGAGTTGATTCTTGCAAGCTCCTTGAATTGACCACCCTTTAAGCTTGCGGATATGAATCCGGGTGGTTTAGATGTTGTCAGGTCATTGAAAAGTTGCACAACATCAACCGAGTCTGTAGACGCAGTTGCGTTGAAGAGCATAAACTTGAGTTGGGACAGCTTGTATGCTCTTCCTCGCCGTACGTTCCGAGCTTTTTTGAGTTCTTTACGTTTTCCAACCACTTTTCGCATAAGAGCTAGTTGAGACCGTGTTAGACCTGAGTCATTCTCAGGGAGAAAAACATCACCTGTTATCTTGGGCAATTTTCTACCGAGCAATCGCTCGATGTCATCCATCTACTAGTAGTCCTCAGAAAATTCTAGGTTCGCGCCCTCTTGGACCACATCAACCCCATAGATGAAGGGCTGGGAGATATAAGCGCGGCCGTTGTACGTCTTGGACTCGGTACGCACCTCCAAGTCCTTCGAGCTGAACGGACCAGCGTAAAAGTCGGGGTTGAACTTGTGACGGCCCAAATTGTTCTCCTGACAGTGCTGGTTGAACGAATAAATGAAGAGCTTCTGAGGGCAGAAGAGGTCCGGGCCAAACTTGAGCTTCTCCGAGTTGAGGAAGTTCTGCAGCACGTTGGTAACCATCGCCACCTGCTGCCGGATCGTCTTGAAGTAGTCTGGGACTGCATTCCAGATGTCGACCGACTTGTACTTTTGAGCATACTCGATGTACGCCCTGACGCACTTCTGAAGAATGAGAGGGAGCTCAGAATCGAGCTTCATGTCAAGAGTAGGGTCGGCATCCACCACTTGGCGCCCAAAGTTCCAGACGAGGAGACGGCGAAGGATACTGCCAGAGTTGTCCTTCCATCCTGGCATCTCATTACCGCCAAAGATGCCTGGCACCTTCCATGTCACGCTCTGAGCCGTCTTGAACTTGCGCGCAACCGAGATATCCTCACCAGATACCAGCGACTGGAACTCCGCCTGCTCAAGCTGGATATCACCCTTAATCTCGGGAGCGATAAACATGAAGCCATCCTTGATGCTCTCAAGTCCAAACTTCTTTTCGATGTTGTTTGAAAGTGTCCGGACATCGTCAGACTCGTAAAACTTCTTGCAAACCTTGGTGATGATTGTGGACTTGCCAGTTCCTGCAATACCCTTGAGGAAGGGGATAATCTGCCAGCTGTCCATCTCGCTGACGTCAAAGCAGAGGCGACCGCAAAACACGTACAGCCAGCGAGCCACATCTTCAGGAAACTTCTGGTAGTCCATCACCGACTGCATGTGCGGAGTTGGGATCTTGTACCAGTCCTCGGTTGTTTTCTGCTCATCAAAGTACTGGTCAAAGTACTTGCAGCTGACAATGGTTGGATCGAGACGGTCAAACTCATCTGAATCGTATTCATAAAACTTGGGGATGTAGAGCTTCTTTTCAGCATCCCAGAACTTACCGATATAGATACCGTTCCGGAAGGACCACACACTGCGATTCTTTTTAATGTCTGGAAACTGGATATCCATACACGTCCCGAGGTAGTTGATGGTATCCTTGGCGCATCCACCCTTGCTCGTCAAGTTGCGCCACATGTCATACTTGCACTCCTTCTGAGTCTTGGTGTATACAAAATCAGAAATTTCCATAACTGGCTCCCATGCGCGAGTCGACTTGCCGTCCAATGTCTTAATCTCACGGAAGCACTGATCCTTGTAGCGCTTGTACTTGCTTAGGTAGGCTTCGTGCAGCAGATATAGCAGGAGCTGCTGCCACGGGGTGAGATCCTTCTCCTTGTCACCGTCTGCCGGTGAATCAACCGAAGAATACCTGAAGATCGATCCGTCATGATCGAGAGGGATCGGGACGCTGTACGGGGAGTTGAGCCGCTCCATGATGCGGGTGTGGTAGAGAATCAGCTCATACGAGTCGCTGTACATCTGGATGATGCGCTCAATGCGCTGCATGATGGTAAACTCGTGACCTTCGAAATCCACAGATGGGCAGTACGCCACCTCCAGAGCCCGAGCCCGAAACTTGAGCTCGTTCAGCAGCCGCTTCTTCATTCCGCATTGCTCAGCAACCCGGCCAATGTCAATCTGGTGCGGGCCATTCGGGCCAAGCTCAGACTCGTGGAAATAGATTTGAAATGCGATGCGAAGTGTCACCGCTTCTTGCTTGTAACAGAGGTCCTTCTCTTCCAGTTGACTCAGGAAAACCTCAATATCCTCCTTTGTAAGGAGGTTGATCTCAGACTTGTGAACCTCGAGACGGATCTCGCGAGCCTTCTCAGGTGTCGAATCCTTCTCGATCGTGTTCATTGTATTTGGAGCAGTTTTATTTTTTAAACCTAGTCAAAAACATGCATGTTTTTGAGTGGGTTTCTTGTTAGGCTATGTCAGGAGTTTATGCTGGGGCTGAAATTCCCTGGGTGGGCTTTGGTGTCAGGGCGGTAAGAAGCTTGACCATAATCTTATTGTGCATCTCCAGCTGACGTACCACCTCCTTGACTGAGGAGTCGAGGTCCGTCAGGATACCGGCGATGTTGTTGCCATCCTCGTTGGTCAGCAGGCCGCCGAGGGCCTCGGCCAAATCAAACTCCATTGGCATTATCTCATCATCGAACTCATCATCGTGCTGGGGGTGAGACATTTACTGTGTGCTTGGAAAATTCGGGGACTCAGGAGGCGCGCTGCGGGATGGTTCACCCAGATTATTTTCTTGGGGTATTGTAAAATGGCCGGAGGACTTATGCAGCTCGTAGCTTATGGCGCCCAGGACGTCTACCTGACCGGTAACCCCAAGGTTACCTTCTTCCAGGCGGTGTACAAGCGCCACACCAACTTCGCAATGGAGCTCATCCAGCAGACTGTGAACGGTACCCCATCAAACGGCGGCCGCGTGTCCGTGACCATCGCCCGCAACGGCGATCTGGTCGGCAACATGCACCTGGCACTGGCACCAGCACTGACCGTGCTGGGCTCGTCCGTGACCGCCAACGCAACCTCCAACAACGTCACCTACGATTCCAACTGGATCGCTGAGCGTGCCATCGCCGCAGTGGAGCTGACCATCGGTGGCCAGCGCATCGACAAGCACTTCCAGACCTGGTGGCGCCTGTACGCTGAGGTCTTCCTGAACCAGGACAACAAGACCCAGTACAACAAGATGACCACCGCCATGGCTGCTCTGCGCATGACCGGCACTGGCACAACCCCCTACCGTGTGTACCTGCCTCTGCTGTTCTTCTTCAACCGCAACCCAGGCCTGTACCTGCCCCTGATTGCTCTCCAGTACCACGAGGTCCGCCTGGACTTTGACCTGACCAGCTACTACAGCAGCTACCTGAGCACCGCCATCTTCGAGGTGTGGGCCAACTACATCTACCTGGACACCGAGGAGCGCCGCCGGTTCGCCCAGAAGGCACACGAGTACCTGATCGAGCAGGTGCAGCACAGCGGCGGTGACACCATCGCCTCCGGTTTCAGCGAGACCAGCCCCCAGCTGATCCGCCTGGCATTCAACCACCCAGTGAAGGAGCTGGTGTGGTGCTACCAGAACTCTTCCCCATCCACACAGCTGAACGCCATGTGGAACTTCACCACCAACCACGCCAACGTGAACGTGACCGTGGATCCCACCCTGCTGGCCTCGTCCAACATCCAGTGCTACGAGCCCCAGTCCCTGGGTGCACCCAAGCTGGTGTGCGGCTCCAACACCATCATCGAGACCTTCAAGGGTACCCCCACCGTCTCCACCTCAATTTACTCCACATGGACAGAGGAGGGCAACACCGCACCAGGTCTGTACGAGGTGGGCCCTCTGCACCAGTTCAAGGTGATCCTGAACGGCCAGGACCGCTTCAAGGAGCAGTACGGCCGCTACTTCAACCAGGTGCAGCCATTCTACCACCACTCCGGCAACCCCTACCCCGGCATCTACACCTACTCCTTCGCCCTGCAGCCCGAGGAGCACCAGCCAACCGGCACCTGCAACTTCTCTCGCATTGACAACGCCCAGGTGTACGTCGCCCTCAAGGCCACCTCCCTGGCAACCATCCAGAAGATGTTCGCAGTCAACTACAACATCCTGCGCATCCAGTCTGGCATGGGCGGCCTCGCATTCTCCAACTAGAGAACTCTTCTGCGAGCCTTGCGAAACGCGAAAAATCAGGGGCTACGGCCCCGGCCTTCGGGCCCAAAAGTGATAAAGACTTCTGGGACTGAAACCATATATGGTAATTGTACTCATTGTAGGTATAGTTATCATATCCATATTCTCCTTTGCGATGGGATATTTCATTCGATCCCAGGAAAAGACGAAAGGTTGGGAAGGTTTATAAATAAACTTTCCTGTGACTGATCATTATCTAAAGGTGATTGATACTACTCAATGAAATCTCCCTGACCAGGAAGATGGCGAAGAAGTTCTTTGATATCACATCCAGTGCATTGTACATTACGTTCTTTTCAGCTTCTGGTAGAACATACGCGACACCGTACAACCCCCAAACCAGCGATATAAACTTGAAGATGTTGTTGCCAGCACCGCCCATCTCCTTGTATATAATCCTGAACGTCATGATGAATGCGGCTGTACCAATCACAACTGCACTCATCTTTGGTATCACCCCAATCTCACCCAGATAGCCTGCTATGAGCATAGCGAGATTTGATAAGAGTATACGAACAAACTGCGACTTGTATTTCTTGGCAATCACACCAGCTGAGCGTTCACCCTTCTTGTACAGAAAGTAAGATGACATGCTCACCAGCATCATAGGGGTGGTCAGGAACCAGTCAAAGTAGCGAGTAATGGCCATGTGCTCAAGCTTTATGTTACGCAGAAGAGCGACGTAGAATGTAAATTGGATGGCGGTTACAAGCAACTCGAGCCTCAGAGTATGTACAAGCAACTTTGGCTCCTTGAGCCACAAACCTTTTTGAGCAAACAGGGCTGAGACTGCCTGTGCCCAAATACTCAGATTCGTAGAGTGTCGAAGCACATCCATTAATATGTAGTTACAAAATAATGGAATGTCCTGTATGTGCCGAGGATCCTACAAGCCACTCATTCAAACGTATTGAAACACTCCCAGATGGAACTGTCATCATGTATACCAAGCCAGCAGAGGCGAGCAAGTACTGGGACCGGGATGGGATCCTCTTTCACTATGATCAGAAGCTCTCGACTGTGGGTGACTGGGTTTGGGTGTTTGACGCAGAGGACTTTTCCTTTGAACATATGCTCGAGGTGGATGTCGCTATAAGCCTGGCCAAGCTCATCTCGTCCAAATACTCACAAACTCTGAAAAAGATTATGGTTATCAACCCTTCGTTTATGGTTCAGATTATGCTTACAATAGTGACTCCATTCCTGAATAAGCATGTCAGATCACTGATCGTTAAATTATGATTAGAAAACTCGCTAGCTAAAATAGATGAACTATGCAGTACTCGACGAAGAGGAGACTGTTGACTTTTCAACCCTGTCATTCCAGGACAAGCTCAACAAGATTCGGTTCTTCAACCTAGGACCTTCTGACACTGATGCTCCTCGCATCGAGTGTAACATCTTCGAGCTTGTTCCTGAATATCGAGCGGCAGTTGACAAATTGATTGATATTCAGCACCGGGTTGATCGAGCCCAGAAGCAAATCAACACAGTGACTGATCTCATTGACAAGCTTGACAAGACTCGCAAGTACACGGAAAGTCTCGGTGAAATAATTGATCAGTTTATTCAGGATGAGAAGCTGGATGAACTCAGGTCTGAGTATACAGAGGCTACGAGAGAGGTTCAGAAGTATCAGGGAGCATTTTCACTATGCAAGGATGTTGATCTTCTCAATAAATACATGTGTTTTATATGCCTTGAGCGTTCGATTAATGTATTTAACGACCCTTGCGGCCACACTATGTGTGATGAATGCGCAGCAAAAGTGTCAAACAGATGTCCTATGTGCCGAGCAGGAATCATGAAGAAGGGTAGACTTTTCCTCAGTACATAGTATGGCTGGTGGTATATTCGGCGGCCGAAAGTTTGTGTTCAACATCAAGTGTGTAATATTTACAGCGATTCTGGCAGGTGGTTATTGGGCTCTGCCACCCAAAAACCTGTATGTCCTCTTTTTCCTGCTCTGGGCGCCATATATAGCCATGGCATGGTATGACTATGCATATGACTGCAAGGATAAGCTGAAGCCAACGGTGATACCTTTTGGTCGCTATTTCTGGCTTCCATTCAAGCCACCCGGCTACAAGCAAGAGTTCAACAAAATGTCAAAGGATACCATTGGGTGGATGGACCGGGTGGATCACATCACATTATGGTCCATCCTAGTCTTCATCCTCTTCAAATTGTCTACTTAAAGAAATAGGCCCATGTATACTTGGGGCAGGCGTCGCCCCATCTGACCTTAGCTCAATTGGTAGAGCGAGAGACTGTAGGCACCAACGCCTGTTCTGGATGAGCAATCATCTCTAGGTCACGTGTTCGATTCACGTAGGTCAGAAAAGCTCCTGTAGCTCAGTGGTAGAGCGTCTGCTTAGTACGGAGGCTAGCCTCCAGCCTTGTAAGCAGAAGGTCTTGAGATCGAACCTCAACAGGAGCACCTTTCCGTTCTTGTAACTCAGTTGGTCAGAGTGTTGGTCTTATGTACCAGAAGTCGCGAGTTCAAGCCTCGCCAAGAACAATCTCCCTATAATATGTCGACCTGAGCAAGTCGTAAAAAGGCTTATATTCTCCTATAACTCAGTTGGTAGAGTATCAGACTGTTAATCTGAAAGTCGCAGGTTCAATCCCTGCTGGGAGAGTTTGTGAGTGAAATCCTCATTCACAAATTCCAACTTAAACCTATCGATCCCATATTACTCATATGGATCTAGAGCGCGTAAAGTACATCCGCGAGAGCTCGAAGGATGAGCTACAGGACTGTAATTACATCGAGCAGATGATGTGTAAACTTGGGTTTAATGACGAGCTGCTTTGGGAGCAGCCTGAAATTGTCAGAGCCAATACGGGTGGTCTGAAGATTTGGCAGTATCCTAATCAGTTTTCCAAGTATCTCAAGTTTTTGTCTGATAAGAACATTACTTCGTACCTGGAGATTGGTTGTCGCTGGGGAGGTACATTCGTACTGACAACTGAATATCTCAAAAAGTTTAACAACTTGACAGAGTCGGTTGCGGTTGATCTAATCGATTCACCTGTTGCCGAGTACACAGGAGGTACATTCATCAAGATGAACTCAATGAGTCAGGAATTCAAGGATTACATCTCCTCTAAGCAGTTTGATCTTGTTCTAATTGATGGCGACCACACATACGAGGGTGCAAAGAGTGATTATCTGCTTGTCAAGGATCATGCCAAGATTATTGTATTCCATGACATTACAAGTGTAGCCTGCCCGGGTGTTATGAAGATTTGGAATGAGATTAAGCACGAGTATGACTTTCATGAGTTTACTCAGCAGTATCACGAGGTGCCTTCGAGTTTTCTGGGGATTGGGGTAGCAGTTAAAAAGGTTTGATGCATATAATGTATGGAGAGGCGAGCCTATGAAGCTCAGCCAGTGCGCGTTCTCAAGCGCATCTGGCATTTCTCTCGCCGCAACTGTCTAGCTCGCAAGGGTGAAGCTGTAGAGCATACTCTGACGTTCCAGCAGATGGTTGACATCTGGCACTCTCAAAAAGGTCTTTGCTACTACTTAAAGATTCCGATGGTATTATTAACAGCAAGTGATTGGAAGTGCAGTCTCGAGCGCCGAGACCCCTCAAAGGGGTACACATCCGAAAACTGCGTGTTGTGTTGTCATGAGATGAATGGGGCTTGTCAGTGGACACAGGAAAAGGTGAGTGAGTTTAAAAATCATCTTGTGTACCCGATTGAACATGAATTTCAGATTACTGACTCGATACACCGCTTTGTGAGTTATTTGTGGTCCTCAGCCCGCTCTTCGTCTTCTGCGTGCAGGAAGAAAGGGCGGGCTGGGAAGGGTGAGTTTGATATTACGGTTGATTACCTAATTGATATTCTCACTTGGCAGGATGGTAGGTGCCATTACAGTGGTATACCAATGAATTTTGAGAAGAGGTCGACTTGGAAGGCGTCACTCGAGCGTCTGGATCCACTGTTGGGGTATACAGAAGGAAATGTGGTGTTTATTTGTTGGGAGTTTAATACATTCGATAATACTCATCGGATCGTTTACAGTAACGGGGGGAGCTGTAATTGGTCAAAAGAAAAGATTGAAAAAATCCGCAGCCATGTAGCTTAGTGGATAGAGCGCTCGCCTTCTAAGTCGGTGGACATGTTCACCTTCTGCGTGAGCGAGAGGTCGCGGGTTCGACCCCCGCCTTGGCTAAACCATCTCCGTCCGAGAATCTTCACCCCGTGTAGGGCTGGAGTCCCCGGATGAAGAACCAAATGCTCGAAGTCTTTCACCTATACTCATTATTCTCTGTCTGGGTGACATTGGAATATCGTTTGCAATTTTTCCAAGTGCCATGAAATTATCCATTCGTTTCTCGATTGGGTTACCTTGTTCGATGCACGTGATGAATTCAGCGTGGCATTCATTCATGAATGTCTTTCCTTCTGAAATTCTGTTTTCAGGGTCTATTGTCAACTCTTTTGATATTCTGAGACCTAGTTTCTGCATAGTGAGTGAAGATCTCAGAGCACTCGTCATCTTTTCATTCACCTTCAGGTACAGTTGTATTGAACCAAGTACACCTGTTCCTGCAGAAAGGACGGCGTTAATTATACTCACATAGCTTTGAGGTACAAACTCGTTCAGAACTACGGCAGTAAGAGCATTGAGTGCTGATATACCTATTATAGGTATGTTGAATCTCTGGGCGAGCTTGTGAAAGTATACATGTTCCTTGCGGTAGTAATCCTGCATCAGGTTGCACTGCTTTTCAAGCTCCTTGAGAAACTTTTGCTCCTCAGGGTGCCATACATTTGTCTTTTCCATCCTTATTTAACGCAGCGAAAACTTTTCACATTGGCCGGAGCCTCTGACCAAAACTTCTTTTCATCACTCTGGAACAAGTCAAAGAGTCGCATATTTTCATCTACAATCATTCGACCACGTTCGTCCGCTAGGTCTACTCGTACAACCCCCTCTGGCACCTGATCTACAAGGCTGGTTCTGGTATCAGGGATACCTGCAATGTGATATGTAATGTCATGCTTTGATCCATCCTCTAGCTCGATCCAGCAGTGCCAGCAAGACTCGTTGTCACCCGTCACTATAAATCCATCAACAAGTTTGCATTCGAGCTTCTGCACCGTCCTCAGATATTTGGCGAGGATTGCTTGATGGTGGATTACTGTTCCACCCACCTTGTGGAGCTTCATCCTGAGGCTGAGTCTGCGTACGTATTCATCCATTGATTACAAAGCATGGTTATTCTTTACGTGTGCTTTAAAAAAAAACAGCGCCTCCTTTATAATGGATCCAATTCTCACCGTGGATAATGCTCGCTTCACAACCTTTCCGATCAGGTACCCAGGCCTCTGGGAGTTGTACAAAAAGGCGGTGGGGAGCTTCTGGACTGCTGAGGAGATTGACCTTGGGGGTGATCTCAAGGACTGGGACAAGCTTGGTTCCGGTGAGCAGCACTTTATCAAGATGGTTCTCGCATTCTTTGCCGCATCAGATGGTATTGTATTCGAGAATATCGACATGAACTTTGGGTCCGAGGTGCAGATTGCAGAGGCGAGATCATTCTACGCGTACCAGGGATTCAACGAGGCTATTCACGGAGAGACTTATTCGCTCATGATTGACAAGCTGGTACGCGACCCAGTCGAAAAGAGTCAACTATTTAAGGCGATTGACAATATCAAATGTATCAATGACAAGGCGACCTGGGCTATGCTATGGATGCATCGGGGTCTACCATTTGCTCAGCGACTGGTTGCATTCGCATGCGTCGAGGGAATATTCTTTAGTGGAAGTTTTTGTGCTATATTCTGGCTGAAGCGCCGAGGAATCATGCCTGGCTTGTGCTTCTCGAATGAGCTCATCTCACGTGACGAGGGTATGCATCAGACATTTGCTGTAGAGTTGTACCACCAGCTCCAAGATAAGGTGGAATCTGGCATTATTCAGGAGATTGTAAAGAGTGCAGTCGAGATTGAAAAAGAGTTTATCATCGAGGCTCTTCCATGCAAGCTGATTGGCATGGATTCGGTACAGATGAGTCAATATATCGAGTATGTTGCTGATCGCCTGCTGAAGCAGTTTGGCGTGGAGCCTGTTTACAATTCGGCTTGTCCCTTCGACTGGATGGAGAACATCTCGTTGGAGGGTAAGACCAACTTTTTTGAAAAGAGGGTCGGGGATTACTCGAAGCATATTATGCCCGAGGGTGATTCAGTGCGATTTGACGAAGAATTCTGATTTACATCTCTGCTGGCTCGCCGTCATAGCCTGACATGCTCTTGGGCAGCACCATCTTCAGCACTGCCAGCAGTACCAGGAAGACAACTGCGTGCAGTACCAGGCCGCCTGGCGCAGCGCGGCCAGTGGCGTTGGCGATCCAGTCACCTGCCAGGCCTGAGGTCAGCTTGTACGTCTCTGGGCTGGAGACGATCACGAAGGCGAGGACTGCAACCAGGTTGGAGGGGGTAATAAACTTTGCCATTTATACTATCCTAGATTTTAGTTTCGGATCTTCATCAAAAAAAATACAATCGCCAAAAACACGGCGGTGTGAAGGAACAGACCACCGGCTGACGGGCAACCACCAGACCCCGCCACCCAGTCGCCAAAGAACTGAGATGTCAGCTTGTACGTCTCTGGATTGGATACAAGGAAAAACACGAGTGCAGAGTACACTGAGTACTTGAACTTGACTGTATCACTCTTCTTCATACCACCGCAGCCACATCCGCAGTCGAGCTTTTTTTCAAGGCCCATGCCACCCATTTATAGTACCCAAGATTAAATCTCTGAGATCCGGGCCTAAAGAGATGGAGCCCTTGATATATAGAAAGCAAAGATGGCCTCCTCCATTGTTCTGTTCAACAACTTCTCTGCTGACATGGTTAACTTTAGCGAGCTGAAGAAGAACAAGCTGGGTGGCAAGTTTATCAACCTCCAGGGCTCTTCTGGTGAGAAGCTGAACATCCAGCTGCCGGCGATGCGTGTTCCCTTTGGCCTGAGCGAGTTCACCGACAAGGGCTCGGGCAAGGTGACTTACAGCCTTGATCTGTCTCTGGATGACCCTGACGTTCGCGAGATCCTTCAGGAGCTCGATGAGCGTGTGCTCCAGTATGTGGTGGACAACAGCACCCAGTTCCTGGGCAAGCCTTACAAGAAGGAGATTCTCCAGGAGGCTCTGTTCAAGCCTATGGTCAAGCTGAGCAAGGGTGACTACGCCCCTACGCTGAAGCTCAAGGTGCCCACCACTCGCGAGGGCAAGTTTCTGCCCTCTTGCTTCGAGCAGGACCGCAGCGTCGCTCAGATTGACTCGATCGAGAAGGGTTCTATGGTGTTCACCATTGTCGAGCTCAACCAGATTTGGTTCATCGACAACAAGTTTGGTGTGTCGGTCCGCCTGCAGCAGGTGATGAAGATGCCCCGCGCCAACCTGACGGAGTTTGCCTTTACGGTTGAGAAGGATACCGATGACGCCGCTAGCGATGAGATTGACATCCCGGCAGATGTCTAAGATTCCAGCCTGCGTTTTTTTGTAGCCGAGTAGTAGATGTGTAGTATCCGTACTACCAAGTTTTTGGGTGAGGGCCAGTCATCCAAGGTGTACTCGGCCCTCAACGCGAACCGCAAGAGTATAGCCGTCAAGGTGACCGTCAGAGACGTTCGTTTCAAAGTGCAACCGTGTGAAATTGAATATAACATTATGCGTAGACTTCATGAGATTGTCCCGTCCTTTGTCCCCACAACCTATGGCGCTTCATGGTGCCGAAACTTCAAACCAGGTGTTTTTAAGCGTAACGCATTTAGGCCCGATGTGTCTCAACAATATATAATGAAGATGGAGCTCTTCCCTCGTGGAGACCTCCACAAGATGCTCGAAGAGCTTCACAGACAAAAGAAGCTAACGGACGCCACACTGAAAGTAGTCATTGCTCAGGTACTGACTGCTCTCCGTGAGATTCAGAAGAAGCTCCCGAGCTTTCGCCACAATGACCTCCATCTTCACAATATTCTTGTAGCAGATCTCCCACTCAACAGAGTCAACTTTTACAATGGTTATGGCATTCAGAGTTCTGGATTCCGGTGTGTCATCTATGACTTTAACCTCTCGGTCATGTCTGGTACCCAGAATCCTCTACTCACTGATCCGCGCCTTCTAAATGAGTATGGTATATACGAAGGCAACAGCGACAAGTATGACATGCATTTCTTTCTCAACTCTCTACTCGACTGGCTGACAAAGCACGGGGCTGGTGGTAAATATGACGAGACCAGAACCTTTCTGATGAGGTGTCTCCCTGTTGGTTATCAGGGTCGCCAGGATTCCAAGGTGAAGAACTTTCGGCTCAAGCCAAACGTAACAACTAACAGCCTTGCATCTCTTGAACTCGTTATGAAGGACCCTTTCTTCAAGCCTATGAAGAATCTTTACAATGCACCGGAGGAGGGTGAGATTGTGGAGAGCCCTGTAAGAGCACCAGCTACTGGTCCAATCAAACCTCCACCTGCGCGCGTCAACCGACCACCCTCCAAGATGATGAAGCTTCCTACAAACGCTGGCAACTCACGCACATCAACGAGCGTACTACCAAGTATATCATACAGACTTCCACCCAATGCTTACAAGAGTGCACAGTTCCGAGTTTTGCTCAACCTCATGACTGAGCCTGGGCCAAACAAGAATGAGTGGAACAAGTTCAAGAATGAGCTAGGCCGTGTTAATATGGCAAAGGTGAATGCCGAGCGCAAACTCCGAGAGAAGAAGGGTCGCAACAATGTCGAGGCGGAGATGGTCAAAATCTACAAGGCTAGAGGTGTTCCTTCATATGCGCGCCAGACTGTTTCACTCCCAGAGTACAAGCCACTTGTTCTTCCACCGCCACTAGTGAATACAAGACCTGTCAAGCCAAAGGCGGTTACATTCGAGGAAAAGTATAGCCACGCCTTCAAGGCTCCTGGACACGTCCGACCAGAGACTAAGGTGCTGAATGTGAAGCAGGCTCCACCGGTGCCATTTGTCGACCCCAAGGCTCCAAAGTTTGTCGCACCCAAACCTCTACCCATCTCAAGTGTCTTCAAGTCGGTGGAGAATCTGCTGAAGATGCCCAACCGTGAACCTTTCATGCACAAGATGAATATGGGTCAGTACAAGACTGGACCAATGCCACGCATCCAGCTCGACAAGACATTTATCAAGTGTGAGAGTCTCGATCGCGAAACTCTCAACCTTATGGCTGAGGCTCATGGTCTCAACCCAAGACTTTACAAGAGCAAGGGGCTTCTGTGCCAGGCGCTCAAGCGTCTGCACAATGGATAATAAAGAAAATAATGTCGGTTAATTACAAATGAACAAGATGATGATTATTGGTGTTGTGCTTGCGGTTCTTGTCTCACTCTGGCTCATGAGACGTTCAGGCAAGCCTTCTAATGGGTGCAAGGGGTCAAAGACAGTTGGGCCTCTGACCATTTACGGTACCATGGGGTGTGGATGGACCAAAAAGCAGCTGAAGCACTGCGACGAGAAGAAGATTCCTTACAAGTTTGTGGATTGCGACTCTGAGACTTGCCCAGAGTTTGTCAAGGGGTATCCAACAATGGACAAGTCTGGTGAGATTATCGAGGGATACCGCGAGTTCTAAGCGTGACCCCACAGGGTCAGAGCCATCGCCAGCAGGAATGTCTGCCACAGGGTCTTTATTGGGCGGATAACAGTTATTGCGTTGACCAGCACGTTGTTCCACAGGAACCGCAATAGGAATGTATAAAGAATTGTAAAGAGTACAAGTGCGATCAATTTCTGCCCAACTGGGAGATTGCGTACAGACATCATTAGTATACAGCCTGAAAAAAACACGGCTGTATAGTAGATGAAGCTCCCTCTCTCAGGATCGGAGCCAAACTTCGACTCGGATGTATGGGCCGTAGTAGGGAATAACTGCTACGATTATGCATTTGGTGACAACCGCCCCAAGTCGGGTTTGTTTGCTAAAAAGAATAACATGGTGCGTAACGAAAAGGGTGGGTGGATGAAGAGAAATGCTCGTAATGAAAAGAGTACACCCGGACGTGTCGCTGGTATATCAGCCAACGGTCTGGATTTCAGAACGTGCAAGGGTCTGAACCAGCGTATTCTTGCCGATAACCCAGGTAACGTGTACAAGTGCAGCAACCCGAATACAGTGTGCCGTAGAGGATTCTACAAGGTGATGGCATTCGTAGCGCCCGAGAATGATTATGGGAACAGCTCTGGCGACTTTCACTTTTACAAGCAGGTTGGGGCTGTTCGTTACAAGATCAAGGCGGGTGATACAATGGAGGAGCTTGCTCGCACCTTCGACGTTACACCGGCAGTCATTCGTAATGCAGCACACAAGCTTGAAAAGGCTCGTAACAATACGAATGGCATGATTAACAACAAAACCAATGGCAATGCTCAGACTCAGGCTCGCAACATGGCTCCAAATAGCAACAAGAATTCGAGATTGCTAGTACCTGGTAGGATCATCACATTCCCCATAAATCTCTGGGCTCACAAGCTAGGATGGGGAACACGTCCCCTGATGGTTGATGCATCTGGCAAGGCTATCAAGAACCCTTTGACGGCAGACAGAAACTACGGGTACAAGTACAAGACTCTATGTGGTGTTTACTGCGTCAGAGCCGGGTACGCGAAAACGGGTAATGCCTAGTTCCCTCAGCACCTCTTCAAGAACCTCACCAAACTCAATGTCAAAATTAATATCAGTGACTGTTCGCCTCGATACATCCAATATGGCAGTCTCTGAAAGACCGAAACTCTCAATCATAGTTTGAATATTACTGGTTGTATACGTCTCTGTAGCAGTATTACCATCCACACTGGACTGGATGGTAATAGTTATGTTGTAAATTGGTTGATCGAAGGGTTCCCTGCACATCGGGCAAGTTCTACTGGATCTTTTCCACCTGTCAATACACCTTACATGAAACGAGTGACCACATTCAAGTTGTCTAGTGACTCTTGGTAGCATATTGGTCATACAGATTGAGCACTGATCACCTTCGGTATGAAGGTGACAACGGTCTGATTCTTGTCTAGGTTTGCACTTACATTGACCGCCGAGTCTTGTCAGACCGGTGCATCTTCTATCGCTCATATTACTATAGTTATACTTTAAGGTTAGTCATCCTCCGCGAGAGTTCTATAGCGGCGTCTGGCGGACCGAAGCTGGGACTCGAGTGATCGAATGGCATCGTTATATGTCAGCCTCATTCTCTCCTCGACCGCCCCCTTGAGCTGGATGATCGGATCATCCGTCTGACTTGCTCTACAAACAGGACATTCGTTTGATGATTCGTACCACTTGATGATACAAGTTGCATGAAACGAATGTCCGCAACTAAGACGTTTGCTAGACTTGGAATTCAGAGAAGTTACATTTTCAAGACAGATTGCACATGTTTGGGAAAGATGTACACAGCACTTGCCGTCCAGAAGTGCCGGCTTTCTGCACTTTCTCCCCTGAGCGGTTACGGATGTACAGTTCATTCTCTAATTTTAGCACTGAAATAATTTCACTGTGTATTTGCTGCGCTGAGCGCCCAGAGACGTTTATGGGTATCACAACACATGGAATCTTCATAGCCAGCTCAGTGTACAACGAGTGAAGCTCCTGAAGATATTCCAAACTTACCGATGTATCACCAGTTTGTTCACGAATCTTGATCCTCTCGTGCGCCTCCTCTGGTGAACACGTCAGGTAGATGTACAAGTCTGGATGCCAACCAAGCCTCTTATAGTACTTTTGGTAGATACTGTCCTCTTCCTGAGTAACCTTATTGTTTTTGACGAGATTGGCCCAAAACACATAGTTTGATGAAAGTGGGCATCTCTCATGAATAGTAATCGAAGACTCTGAACCCGCCTGGAAACTATTCAGGATTTGCATCTGAAGGAGAAAGGCCCACCGAGGCTGATCCTTGTAAAAGAGTTCAAGTGACCAATCATCGATAGGCTCCCTAAAAACCCTATACCCCACCTGCTCAAGGAGACGAAGCTGCGTAGACTTTCCCACCCCTATATTTCCGTCAATAACAATCTTCATACATTACACGCTTCAATTGTCTTTATCAGTTGTGAGTGCCCAAGGGCGCAGGCAGCTCATGTCATTCTGGAACCCGATCACGTCGGGGCCCTTCTCCTGCAACAGCTGGCGGAAACCAGCATTGTCGGTTATGTTGAGGCCAGCGGAGGCCATCATCTTCGCGGTCATCACACGGTTGCTATCGAGAAATGTGAGGCAACGGCCGTCAGCCATTCCGATTCTCTGCGACATTTAACATCTATACATATTATTTTAGCACCCTGAGCCACTCGCTAAACTTGGCACCCATGAAAATCTCATGGAGCTGGGGCTCTTCGTCAGACTTGTGACGATGATCTGATAGGATATTCTCATTGAGTTTCTTGTAGGCGTGCACCACCTCCTTCAGGTTCTCCGCCCCGTTGATGCCGATGTTGCCCGTGGAAAACACGCTGCAGGTAACCTGCTTCATGCCCCGCTTGGGAGAAAACTTTACAATGAGGCCCGCGTAGTTGGATGGCTCGTACGTTGCAGTGAACGTGGGGTCCTTGGCAAGATGCCGGTGAAGCTTATATAGATTAATGCGACAGTTGGTGGAAAAGTTGGTGTTGATCATGACAACGCTGTACTTCTCAAATGGAATGTCAAACTTCTTGCCAAAGATGTAGCTCAGAATCACCTCAGTCTGCTTGGTGACGCGCTTGCAGTCGAGGATGTTCGAGCACCCAGTCACCTGAATCGAGCCGTTCGGGAAGAGGCGGATCGCCTTGGTGGAAAAGGCATCCGTGTACCCGATAGTCACCTGATTCATGAATGAGTTTGGCCGAAGGCTCCACTCAAACCCAGACTTGCTCCCCTTGGGGACGATGGTGATAGTCTTGAGCTTCTTGAACACCTTTGCCACATACTGCAGATTGATACCTTCGAGAGCGCCGCGGCACACCATAGTGATAGTGGTTATCGCCACCCATGAAGGCCTGGTCTCCTCAGGAAACTCGTCCCGAAACTGAGCGAGAGTCTTGATGTACTCGAAGGTATCCATTTCATATATAGCTTAAATATACACCTATTTACCTGGGTCATTTAAGGACACCCTTTTTAACAAAAGTGCCGGTTCATATCCTGAGACTGGGCCTTGACACGGTCCTGAGTAAACTCTTCACATACACGTTTCCAGATAGCCTTCTGGCACTCGATGTGGTATTTTTCATCCACCACCAAAAACAAGCACTCTGCACATATCATATATCAAAAGACTCGAAAAGTTCTTCGACTGGAGTCTTTTCTGGCAACTCCGCATACCAAGCTCCCTGAGGTCCACACTGGAACTTGTCGAGACGTACAGCCTTGGCATAATTGTGATAAATCTGTCTATTGCTGATAGCAATCACCGAGCGTGCACACGTCTTGTCTTTGGGGTTGTAGTACAGGCAAACCTTGCACAGGGCTGAAAGACTCATCTGTATTGTAAGAGTTCTACACTTTTATATACGGAATGTCATGTGCACAGAACACGCAGTTCATTATTTCTAAAAAGGGTGCTTTTTTAAACCCAGGTTTAAACTGGGTTCTAGTTCCAGCAAACTCAAAATGGCCCTAGCCCGTGCGGAATCTGCCTTGTGTGGGCGCCTTATCGGGCCTTACCAGCGCGATGGTGTGTCTTGGATGCTCCAGCGCGAGATGGGTGAGGAGCGCCCCCGGGGCGGCTTTCTTTGCGATGAGATGGGTCTCGGTAAGACTGTCGAGGTGATTGCGACTATGCTGGGCAACCGGCATGCGCGCACCCTCATCGTCGCTCCCAAGTCGGTTATCCGTCAGTGGAGCGAGGAGATTCGTCGCTTCTCCGACTTTTCAGTTCACGTCTGGGATGGCGCGAATCGCACCGCCAGTACCGATACTCTCCGCCGCTTCGAGGTTGTCATCACCTCATATGGTCTCCTCACCCCTCGCGACGGCGTCAAGACATCTACTCCTCTCCATAACATCTCATGGGACCGGATTGTCCTCGACGAGGGGCACGAAGTTCGCAACCCCAAGTCCAAGACGCACATCAACGTCCGCTCACTGGCGGCTCGCATCCGCTGGATTGTCACCGGCACCCCCGTCTTCAACTCGATCCGCGACTTTATCGCCCTCTGCAACATCATGGGCATTGAAAAGCGGATGGTGCAGGGTTACACGTCTCAGATTCGCGACAAGCTCGTTCTGCGTCGGACCAAGGAGGATGTCTCCGAGTTCAACCCGCGACTGGCTCTGCCCACTTGCGACTTTGCAAACCTCGAGCTCGACATGAACCCTGAGGAGAAGCAGATTTATCGCGAGGCTTTCGAGGGCGGCCAGGAGACTATCGCGCGCATCATGAAGTCTGACAACCCAGGCCGCCACGCGATGATCTTCATCGAGTGTCTCTTGCGCGCGCGCCAGGCGATGATTTGGCCCCAACTCTACCTCGACGGCATTGCCATGAAGGATGAGGTGGACCCTGAGATTTTCACAGGGCGTTCGAAAAAGATGGACACTCTGATTGAGCTGATCCAAACTCACCCGACCGAAAAGACTCTGGTATTTTGCCAGTTCAAGGGTGAGATGGACACCATCCAGGAGCGCCTCACGCAGAGCAACATCGAGTGCTACCGCATCGACGGTCAGGTGGAGCAGGATGCACGCCAGTCGCGCATCGAAGCGTTTCGTGCAAGCGAGAGTGGGTGTGTGTTTATCATCCAAATCAAGGCGGGCGGTGTGGGGCTGAATCTCCAGGAGGCGACGCGCGTGTACATTACCGCGCCATCCTGGAATCCTGCGACGGAGCTGCAGGCTATTGCGCGCGCACACAGGACGGGCCAGACCCAGAAGGTGGTGATTCGCAAGCTGGTTTACACAGGCGACATCGGCCTCCCAAGTATCGAAGAAAGTATGATGGAGCTCCAGGGCCACAAGTCTGCGATTTGCGCAGAGGTGCTGAACGACCCCAGGCTGGCGAACCAGATTCCGGCGGCGTCAAAGGGACAAATGACTATCCAGGCTATCCGCAAAATTTTTAGCGGCTAAGTGTAATAGGATGCCGAAGAGTATGATTAAAAGCCAGCAGGCTCGTCAGAGTCCAGCACTGTCAGCGTGGCGTCGCGCGTGCAAGTCCAAGGGCTACTATAATCCAGGCGGACCCTTCAAGGCTTTGCCAAAGAAGGGTACATCAGCATACAAGGATCTGTATGATGTGTACCAGATGGAACTCCAGGTGGGCAACTCCCACAGGATTAACGTAAACAACTACAACAACAATAATTAAATTGTGTCATTCGAATAATAAATTGATTTAACTTTTCCAATAGCCTCTTTTTCATAACCCCGCGTCAAATTTTTTTCCAGGGTAATGTTAAATGTCCTCCCCAGTCATGAACGCAGCAGCCCTCCGTGCCCTGTATGGCGGTCGCCCCAGCATGTCCCTGGCCAACAAGGCAGCCAAGCGCCGTGCCTACTACAATACCCACAAGGCCCAGATTGCCGCCCGTGCCCGTGCATGGCGCGCAGCCCACGCCAACAAGGTGCGTGAGTATGCCCGCAAGTACCGTGCAGCCCACGGCAACGCAGTCCGTGCCGCAGCCAAGAAGTACCGCACCGAGCACGCCAACGCAGTGCGTGCAGCAGCCAAGAAGTACCGCGAGAGCCACAAGAACGCAGTGCGCGCCGCTGCCGCCCGGTACCGCGCCGGCCACAAGAACGCCATTGCCGCAGCTCGCCGCAAGTACTACGCCGAGCACAAGAACAAGGTGCAGGCAGCTGCTCGCCGCTACCGCGAGGCACACAAGAACGCACTGGCCGCCAAGCGCCGTGCATACTACGCCGCACACAAGGCCAACATCGGTGCCAAGCGCCGCGTGGCCTACCAGGCAAAGAAGTACGGCATGCCCAAGAACACCTCCCTGTTCACCGCCTAAATTAATCTCCCTAAATACTAAATGCCCGCTCGTCTCACAGGAGGTGTGAAATCAGGTTTTATGGACTCGAAAAAACGTAACATTTACGTGAGCTCCAATGGTCGGTACTACGCAAATGGGCCATCGGGCCGCGTGTATTCACCCAAGGCTCGCTACATTAATGCGAATGGTTCAGTGCGCACTATTGTAGCAACCAATGCAATTCCAAATAAGATTCGTCCCGCGCGTATCGCAATGGCACCCAACGCAGCCAAGGCTCGTGCAGCAGAGCGCCGCTATGTGCGCGCTCGTGCAATTGTCCCCTATGTCCCCCCAGTGAACAATGGCCCCAACTTTGAGCCTCTCTCCGTCAACAATGTCACCGCAGCTCAGGCTCTGACTGCTCTGCGTGCCGGTCGCGGTACATCTCGCCGCACAGCTCTGCTTGCCCAGGCCAACCGCCCAGGAAACTCTCGCTTCGCATCCCTGCTCGCAGCCGCAGCTCAGGCTCCAGTCCCCCGTGTTCGCGCAGCTCCCCGCCGCGTAAAGACTGCCGCAGTCCTGAACAACGTCGCTCTCCGCGGCCTGTTCGGCGGCAAGGTGTACTCGGGTAAGTACAAGACAAACGAGGAGCGCAAGGCGGCTCGCCGCGAGTCGGCTGCCCGCTACCGCGCTAAGAAGATGGCAGTATAAACGCGCATTCATCTAGTTTCACGTACAACATCTGATAAATTCGACAGGTAAGTCCGTATGTTCCATTGAAGTAGTACATTCCACTAACTTCCATGATACATTTCACCTCGCATCCCTGGAAATCACCCTCGGATCGCTCTTGTACATCCAACTCTCTATTCGAGTTGAACACCTGTGTATACTCGTCAATCTTGACTCGCAAAACTCCGTCGCGAATCGATGACATGAAAGGATCTGGAGCATCTACATACTCCTCGAGTTCCCCCCACCACTTGATGAATTCGTCATCCATTTCAATCGACAGGGACTTGTATTCTGAGAGTCCCCACACACATCTCGACTCTGGAATCTGGAATCGGAAAGGCTTGCCATCATAAGTAAACTTGCGTCTGCCAGCTCTTCCGAGCTCTACGTGAAGCTTCGTAAAATCCACCTCGTTCCACAACATACATGTAAAGACGATAATCTCTTTATACCCAGATGAAGGTTTTCCTGATTCGCGTACCCGTTGCTTACTCTGACAAGATCAGCAGCCACCGTACATATATCATAAACCCGAAGAAAGTTCGTTATATTGATTACAGCTCACATTTCAAAAAGATAGACATCTCGATGAATAACGGTGACAAACTTTCGTTAACCGATCAGCAGGATGTTGAAAGTATATATGAAAACTTGGTCATCTCCATAGAGAAATGGGCAAAGTAAATGAATAAAAAACACCCTAGTAGTAGCAACACTATGTTTTCTACCCAAGGTAAAATGATGCAGGATACGAATGCTCTCGTGGATCGATTCAGGCAGACTTTCAATCAGACGAAGAATGAATTTGATACACAGATGCGCATACAAAAAGAGAATGCTGATGCTAATAAGGAAATGGCCATATACGAGAAGAATATGGAACGTCAGATGAAGGGTCTACATCCAATGATGAAGGAGGATACTGTGAAGGGTATGGCACCCGGTCAGGTGGGCGGTATGATTGGTGGAGCAAGCAAGGAGATGGGTGGCAAGGTTGTCGCGCCTGGTCAGATGGATATAATGCAGAAAATGGGGTTTCCATCTGGTCAAACTCAGGGTATGTCAGCTGGTCAGATTGATGTAATGAAGAGATTTGGAATTGATGTACCTGTTCAAAATAAACAGGAAATGGGGTTTCCATCTGGTCAGACTCAGGGTGACAACGTAAAAATGGAGACACCTAGTATAATGTCGAAGATGGCAATGATGGGCGCTTCTCAGGATGGAGCTAAGATGGCGGCTCAGATGGCTGCTCAGGATGCTATGAAGACTGCCCAAGTAGGAGTTCCGAAAATTTCGGGTGATGTGATGCTGGATCAGATCAGGAAGGGTGAACCAGTTACAGGTGTACAAAAAGGCTTTGCCGCCCCAGCCATGATGGGTGGCGTGATTGGTGCCAGCGCTGCAGTCGCAAAGATGGCTGCTCAGGATGCTATGAAGGCGGTTGACAAGGGACCAGCCCCAATGATCAAGGAGGAGGCTGTCAAGGCTATGGCACCTGGTCAGATGGGTGGCATGATTGGTGGAGCAAGCAAGGAGATGGGTGGCAAGGTGGAGATGATTGGTCAGGGACTTGGACCCAAGATGGTAATGGATGTTGCTACAGCAAAGGAGGTTCCTATGGTTAGAAAGGAGGTGGAAAATATGCCAGAGGCTATAGCCGGGAAGATTAATCCAGAGGTGAAGAAGATTGTAGAATCATTCGGCAAGCCAGAACGTTCGGAGGTTGAGCAGAAGAAGATGGAGGTGATGGAGAAGCTGGGAGTCGAGCCACCCAAGGATGCCAATGATATGGAGGATCTGCGCAATGGTATCTATCGCCCAGGTGGAAAGGAGATTCCTGGTACTGGAGTCATCGAGAGCCTCATTAAAGATCTTCAGGCTTTCGGGAGCATGCTCGGTAAACTTACAGCTGGTCAACAGTCTGGATATACATCAGGTGAAATGTTCGGCTCTTCCAACTTTATGATCCTTATTGCGCTGGTTACAGCAATTATTCTTGCTTCTAGACGTTAGATGGAGATTGTAGTTTCTTACTATAACGAAGATCTGGAATGGCTAGATAAATCTCCCTGGCCCCTTGTACTAGTAGAACATACAGGATCGAACCCATGGACTCTAAAAAACGTAAAGGAACGATATTCAATTCCGAATCATGGAAAAGAAGCTACAGCATATCTCAAGTATATTATTGAACGCTACTATACTCTACCAGACTATGTAGCATTCATTCATGGTCATGAGAGTTCATGGCATCAGAAAGGCGATAGGCCAATATTAAATCTCATCCGAGATGCAAACTTGTCAAAATACAATTATATACCTTTGAACAATCACTGGGTGACACAGTTACATCAAATCGACCTCGAACTCTTGAACAATAGATGGAGTGAATACATGCCGATGGAACTACCACATAATTATCAGTGTCATGTAAACGCTCAATTTGTAGTATCGAGAGATGCTATTAAGAACACTTCAAGAGAACATTACATAGAGTTGTATGATATGGTTATGCGAGGAGATTCTCTTCAGGATGCTGTAATCATGGAGCATATATGGCACTGGCTTTTTGGTCAGCCACTGCAAATGGAGCCCTATTATGACTATTTTACACCCCCTATTAAGGAATACGTGTTCATGCATCCATAATGAAGAAGAAGATCCCCAAGGCGTTGCGTGAGCAAGTATGGTTGCTCTACTGTGGAGAGACTTTCAAGAACAAGTGCAAAGTGACTTGGTGTGAGAATATGATGACTCCCTTCAACTTTGAGACTGGTCACGATGTACCAGAATGCAAAGGTGGCAAGACTGATCTTGACAATCTCAGGCCTATTTGCTCCTCGTGTAATCGTAGTATGGGGAGTCAATATACAATTGATGAATTCTCAGAGTTGTCGAAGAGAACATCAAAACTCTGGGAGTGTTTCAGGTTTGACAAAAATGTTGACAAGAAGTAATGGCTGAGACAGACATCCCAACAGTTGAGGAACTTATGAAGAAGAAGATTGCTGAACTGCAGGCACTCGCAGGTGAGCAAACTTCTAGTTACGTACGTATGCCAAACCAACCTGATCGTACGAGAAAAACGAGCAATCTTTGGCTGATTTTGCTTATAGTGGCTGTGATTTTCGCTGTAAATGTGCGGGGATTCATGAAGGTGTTTCGTTAGCCGGAGCACATCAGGCACCCATCGGGGTTGTCGCGTCGGCACACCTCAGGATCGAGCGTCACCTGCACAGGCTTGGCCTTGGCGCGTGTGCGTAGGTAGTACATACCCGTCTTGAGCCCCTTCTTCCACGAGTACATGTGGATACTCGAGAGCTTGGCGGTGGAGGGATTCTCAACAAACAGATTCATCGACTGAGACTGGTCGATGTATGGGCCACGCTCAGCAGCCATGTCAATAATAGTGCGAGATGAAATCTCCCACACAGTCTTGTAAATATCCTTCAACTTGTCAGGAATGTCCAAAGCCTGGACACTCCCGCCATCTCGAATAATCTGATCCTTAGTCTCCTTGTTCCACTTGTCAATCTTCTGGAGATCCTTGACCAGGTGCTTGTTCACCATCACAAACTCACCTGCGAGGGTTCGGCGCAGATAGATGTTTGTTGTGTACGGCTCGAAAGCCTCGTTGTTGCCCATAATCTGGGCTGTGCTCGCGGTCGGCATGGGTGCCACGAGCAGGGAGTTGCGAAGGCCGTGCGTCTTGACCATTTCGCGGATGATGTTATACTTCTTGAACTCCGGTCCCCACATATCAGGCTGGAGAATACCCTGTGACGCCGGCGAACCCTGGAACGTTTCGTACGGACCCTCTTCCTCAGCGAGCTGACACGACTCCACGAGTGCTTCGTGGTAAATCCATTCGAAGATTTGTTTGTTGAACCAGCGGGCCTTGTCGGAATCGAAGGGCAAACCGAGCATCTGGAACACATCAGCCAGACCCTGGACGCCGATGGCGATGGGGCGGTGGCGGAGGTTGCTCTTGCGCGCCGCCTCCGTCGGGTAAAAGTTCCGGTCGATGACCCGGTTCAGGTTTCGAGTCACGACACGAGTCACTCTCCCCAACTCGTCAAAGTCGAACTCTCCATCTTTTACAAACGTCGGAAGGCAGATGCTGGCCAGGTTGCACACGGCAGTCTCATCAGGTGTAGACACCTCCACAATCTCGGTACACAGGTTGCTCGACTTGATCATACCGATATTCTTCTGATTCGACTTGGCGTTGCACGCATCCTTGTAAAGCATATAAGGAGTCCCAGTCTCCACCTGACTCTTGATCATTGCGTTCCAGACATCGCGAGCCTTGACCACCTGCTTGTAGCGCCCCTGAGCCACATACGTCCGGTACAACTCATTGAACTCCTCGCCATATACATCCGAGAGGCCTGGCGAGTCATCAGGACACATCAGGTGCCACAGCTCATCCGCCTCCACCTTTTGCATGAAGAGATCAGGGATCCAGAGAGCAGTGAACAAGTCACGGCACCGAGACTCTTCGTCACCCTGGTTGAGTCGCAGCTCCAGAAACTCCATGACATCTGCGTGCCACGGCTCGAGGTAGACTGCGATGGACCCCTTGCGCCGACCACCCTGATTCACGTACCGGGCTGTATTGTTGAACACACGGAGCATGGGGATGATACCATCAGATGTGCCGTTTGTACCACGGATCCGAGATCCCTTTGCACGTACATTGTGGATGTGCATCCCGATACCACCAGACCACTTGGAAATCTGAGCACAATCCTTCATCGTGTCATAGATACCCTCGATAGAGTCATCCTGCATAGCAACCAGGAAGCAGCTCGACATCTGGGGACGCTTCGATCCAGCGTTGAAGAGGGTTGGGGTTGCATGGGTAAAGTAGTGTTGTGACATCATGTTGTACGTCTCGATGACTCGCTCCTTGTCGGAGCCGTGAATACCCAGAGCCACACGCATAAACATAAACTGCGGAGTCTCATACATGTTCAGATACATCTTCTGAAGAGTCTTGATTCCAAAGTAACCAAACTTATAATCGCGCTGAGGATCAATCACTGCATCCAGATCCAGAGTCAGATGCTTCATCGTCTCGTCAGAGACGATATCTTTTGCGTGAAGGCTGAGCATTGAATCGCTAAACGTCTTGGCTGAATTCTTGTGCATGTTGCTGACAACGATACGTGTTGCCAACGTCTCATAGTCTGGGTCATCTGTAATCATGTGGATGGCTACATCAGCGGAGATGTCATCGAGATCCGATGTTCGGATCCCGTCATACATTGATGTGAATACTTTTTGAGCCACCTTATCTGCCTGAACATTGAGTCCGTCACAAAGTCCACGGATGCGTTGGGTAACCTTGTCGAATAGCATTTCTTGTTCATCTCCGGAACGTTTGATAACCTTCATTGTGTTAGTAGCCCCTGATTTTTTTAACCCTTTATAACAACATATGGCTGCTCCAGCGTCTACCCCACTTTCGATGACATTCTACTCGAAGCAGAATATTGCTCAGATCGAGCGAGGTATCAGTCAGGCTATCATGAGCGAGACTGGTCAGCGCGTCGGTCCACAAAACCCCAGTGACCTCTTTGTACTCATGCAGACTGTCTACGCGAAGAGCTTCCAGGATCCCTACTCGGATATTGAGCGTCAGATTGGCAACATGAACTCGGATTGTGTCAAGGAGGCGGTCCAGATTATGAAGCCACGTATCGCTCAGTTTCTCATTTACAACAAGAACATCGGCAAGCTGCCACCACCCCCAGAGTGGCCAGGAAATACATCAACATATGGTAAGAAGCTGCCAATCAGCAAGATTGGTTTCTAAAGAATAATATAGGTCAAATGTAATGTACACTTGGCTTCTTGTTGTACTCGCATTCCTGATTGCCAGATGGTCAATCGAAGAGCCATACGTTGCAATGGCTGACGTCCCAGTACCGCCCACCATTCTTCAGCTGCCCAAGAAATATCAGGCTGTGAAGGATGATACACGTATACGGAATCCTCTTCCACCCGCTTAGAGCCTAGCGTCTCTTTTTCTGTAAGATGAATCAGTTCAAGTATGACACTCATACCATCTGCAGATCAAAGGGTTGGGACAAGGCTTCGATTCCTACAGTATGGCTCTTGTTTACAGAGGAGGTCGGTGAACTCGCATCAGCAATTCGACAACATCAGAAGAGTTACAAGAAATCAAACCTGAAAAAGGAGCGTGGGGTGGATATCCTGATGGAGATGGGTGATGTCTTCAGTTATCTATTCCAGCTAGCTTATATGTTGAATATTGACCTTGACGAAATGTGGATTCGCCACCTCGACAAGGTCAAAACTAAAATGTACGCATCAAGTAATGAATGATATTGGTGCCTATAACCAAGTGAATCGTATCATCGAGGCTGCAATCCCAGGTCCATACTTCGCCCCAGGCGTGACAAAGGATGGTGGGATGTTTACCCGGTTCTCTGACTGGCAGGAGATTGAGGAACCACAGTTCCCATCAGCTGACGAGCCAAAGGATCAGCAGCCACGCTCACAGCTCGAGCTCACACCCCCCAACATCATGGCCCAGACTCTGTGGGTTGACAATGTACCTGAGATGTACCCATTTCGCAAATACGAGTTCGACGAGGGTGTCACGTATGTGAGAAATGGAAAGAAGGGTCTGGATATCCCATTTGTGGGTTCTGATGATGATACATTCCCCACTGTACTTATTGCAATTGCAGTAATAGCCATGCTGATCATGTTCAGACGCTAGATCTTTTGCACCTTTGGTGCACATACAACCGGCAGGCTCGCAGCCAGCCTCTCTTTACTAGCTATTTTCATCTTTTCAATACCTGCACACTGATGCGCCTCCATCAGAATACATCCACTGCAGAAGGTCCCAGTACATCCTCTGCAGTTGATCATGGCGAGTTTCTTGTGGCAGCAGATGCACTTCATATTAAAAGAGCGTCTCTACTATCTAAGTATATGAGTTTATTCCTAGACGCTTTTGCCATAGCCACGGGGGCTACATTAGGTTATCTTTCTGTGATGTCGACCGTATCTTGTCTATTATACTGCTGTACTATACAATCTCGCAAAGACCGTGTTCCCGTTTATACAGAACCTCATCCCAAAAGCTCTTCATAATTGGCAACTTCTCCTTGAACCACTCTCGATCCCTGTTTACTCGCGTCACCATGTACTCGTACGGGTCCGGTCGGTACTGAATAAAGTCGCACACCTCTAGATCCAGAATCTCCATCAGAATCTGGAGCTGGGGCAGATAGTGCTTGGGCACCTTGTTCTCAATCTTGCGTGACATGGGACACTTAATCTCGATAAGTATACCATTCTCCGTGATGCCGTCCGGGGAGCCCCCGAGCCACTTGTACTCGCGATGCTGCACAAGCCCAATCTCGTGCGCCACCTCCCCAGTCTTATCGCAGTACAGGTCCCGAGCAACTGGCTCATACTTTTCACCGTGCCGAGTAGCATCGTTCCCATCAAACTTTTTACCCCCTCCGCATTTTTTCGCAATCAGACTTGATGGCTTTTCATATGGATTGTCACCAAGAGCAGTTGCTACATCACTCGCTGTGAGCATCGTACCGCGCAAAGCCAGCCATGCGTCCGATTTCTGATCCGCATAGTTTTGCTCAATGAGTTCTTTCACTCGTTCATGCATATGTATCTAGAGCTTCTGTCTTTTATCTATACTTGTTGGGACTGGCTTTGTAGTTGTTCAGGTAGCCTCTGAATGCATTGGGGCCGTAAAGACCTATGTCCTCCAGTAGCATATTCTTCATGGAGCCACCACGATTGTGATATGCTACCCACTTACCATTCGAGTTTTTATAATAATCAGTCGCAATACTTGAGTGCATTTTGTTCAGTGTACCAATCAGGTTGGTAAACTCGTACTTGTTGAGGGCTTTGCTGTTACCCTCTGTGTACTTTACTATATTACTGAGGATCTGGTTAGTAGTTTGAGTCTTTGGTGGCGGAGGAGCCTTATTCTTCCGAAGAAAAAACATTTAATCTTGACGCAGAAAATTATACATGCTTCGGGATCTGGAGCTTCATAGTCTTGATTGCAATCTGAGCCGCATTTTGTTCAGCCTGTTTTTTGGTCAGGGCATAGCCGCAGCCCCACACATGGCCATCCACCCGGAGTGTAATGCAGAATGTTCCATTGTGGTTACCATCTACCCCATACTCAGGGGACTGCAGCTTGTGCGCCTGGCAGTAGCGCATAACCTGATCCTTGTAGTTGTTATCCTCTTCAAACTTAAACCCAGAAGTCTGGATCACGTCAAGTATGAAACTCTTGGCGTGGACCATCCCCAGATCCAGATATATCGCACCAACAAGCGCCTCGAAGCAATCCTCGAGCACCTTGGTGTTGTTGTTCCAGTTATTCCTGATACCCTTGTCATCCATCATAATCAAGTCTCCCAAGTTGAGCATCTTGGCAAAGCCAGCCAGAGTCTGACTCCGTACAAGCTGAGTACGAGCCCGAGTCATGAAACCCTCCTTCTGCTCCTCAAACTTGTCAAACAGATAGCGGGTGATAACAAATCCCAGAACAGAATCCCCCATAAACTCGAGCGTCTCATTGTCCGACTCGAGCTTGTACTTTTTCAGTGCCGACTTGTGCGTAAAGGCCCGCGTGTACAAGGAAAGGTTCTTAACCTTTGTACCCACGAGTTTTTCGATTTTTGCACGGTCCATCTGAGGCGCCTCAACGAGTGTCACAGAGTCCGCGCTTTCCATTTGTTATATTACATGAGCATTTTATTTTTAAGCCGGTACTTTTACTGGAAGGCTCACCTTCCTTCAGGCCTTTGGCAGAGCCTTCTTCAGGGTTGGCTTCTTCACGGGCTCAGCCACCTTGGTTGGCACCTCAGAACCAGCCTCTGGGGCGGCCGCCACCTCCTTGATGTAGTGAGGGTTGATGTAGCGCTGAATGTTCAGGAAAGTCAGCTGCACATCCTCGGGAGGGTTCAGCAGGGACCGCAGCTGGTCATCAAGCAGGATATGCTGACCCTTCTTCAGGCCCTTGGCAGTCACATACTCATTGATGCGCTTGGTCACATCGGCACGAGAGATGCGGTCCTCGGGACCCATGCTCAGAAAAGCCTTGAGCTCGGGTGACACATTCTGGGGCTTGCGGAATCCGTTATTCAGAGAACGAGCCTTAGCCTTCTCGCCACTGGGGTCCTCGATGTGCTGCTTGACCTTGCGCAGATCCTTGCGAAGAGCCTTGATCTCGTCGCGCAGGGAAGCCAGAGCAGTTGCAATGTCGGTGGTGGATGCCATCTTCTATCTAACAAGGGCTCATTTCCTTTAAGTGAAAATTGCGAGGGTACTCAATAGCAACAGGCATACCAGGATAACACTCAGAAAAACGAAGGTTCCTATACTGAATGTATTGGGAGAGACCTGGACACCCTGGAGTATACGGTAGAGCACACTTGGTTTCTTGTAGGTGAGTTGCTCGAATGGTCGGCCAATTATAGGGACCGGTTCGGAGATTGAGATGGTTCTAGTCCTTGATCCGTTGTCAGTCTCGATTGGTTCATTTGATATAGGCAGGCCAATTGGGTTGAGCTGTTTGACTGGAAATCTTTCTGGACGATTGCAGTTGATGCAGCACGAGTCACTGCATCTGAATCTAAACCCACCGTTGGATTTGGTGCAATAATTTTTGAATGGCTCTGTTTCATTCTCCGTGCACGAGCATGCGTTGCATGACATTAATAATAAACTAGAAATTAGTTAATGGAGTTTGGAACACCAGTAAAGCTGCCAGATGGCCGGTACTACCTGAAGATCACCGGTGAGAGTGTATATTTTCAGCTTAGCAAGATTGAGGTCGAGAGCCTGAGCAGAGATCTGTCCATCCAGCTGACTGATGCTCAGCAGGAGGCTATTCGCAAGTATGAGGGGGAGATCCTTGCAAAGGCCAAGGCTTCATCCCAGGACTGGTTTGGTCGCGAGGTGACGCCAGCTGCAATCGACAAGGCTTTCTATAGCTCACTGACTGATGGAAAGTTTGATGTGAAGATGGCGACAGCCAAGGGTGAGGTTGTCACTAAGGTGTTTGGCGCAGACAAGCAGCCCAAGGCTATGGAGGAGGTGTCTGGAAAGGTTGATCTGATTGTTGAGCTGTCGGGTGTGTACTTTTTCAAAAAGTCCTTCGGACCCATCTTCCGCGTCATCCAGGTCAAGGAGTCTGGCTCCGTCTCGAAGAAGGTGCCAGCCGAGTACATGTTCCAGGATGATGAAGATGATGAGGACCCAAATGATTATCTTGACTAGATATAAATGGCATTCCGTATTAACCCATGGATGATTGTCGCAGCTGTCCTCTTGTACATTTTCTTTATGCGTAAGGCTTCGTCATACTCTGGTAGCATCCAGGCTCCAGTGAGACGCGCTCACTATGACTCTGACAGTTATATTAGCTTTGGCAACAATGCCTCCAGCGAAGTCCAGGCCGGTGCAAACTATGCTCCCGGAGACTTTGAGTAATTTTTTTATCCATCGTTAGTATTAAATGAACGGCAACAGCAAGACTCTCGCATTGTTTGTTCTGGCCGCAATCGCCATCTATCTTTTGCTCGGTCAGAACAAGTCAGGTTATTCCCTTGCTCAGGAGCCAGGCTCTGATGTCAGCTCCAGCATTGACAGCAACATGATCCCTCGCGAGGTTTCAACTGACGAGGACTTTGGAACATTCTCCCCAGACTCAGTCCTGTCCAACCAGAACTTCCTGGACCCCCGCCAGCAGATTGGCTTCCCAGAGACGATCGGCGGCAACCTGCGCAACGCCAACCTCCAGGAGCGCTCAGAGCCCCCCAACCCACGTAACCCAGTCTCTATATGGAACGTATCCACCATCCCACCAGACCTGATGCGCCCAGGATTTGAGATTGGTGGGACCAGATAAAGAAATGAATGAATAATAAAATATGACGGAACACGAGATTATACCACTATTTAGTGTTCCTATATACAAGCGCAAGTTTGACATTCCTCCCTTAGATTTGAATTGGGTCGATTTCAAGAATAACACTAGAAATCAGATTGGCCAGAATTTCGATATCCTATCGGATGAACGTTTATTACTGTTGAAGCATATAGTGTTGGATGTCACAACAGATTACTTTTATAATGTTTTACATTCGGATCCTAATATAGAGATTTATATCACGGATTCATGGCTGAACCGAACCTACAAGGGTCAGGCTCATCATCAGCATAGGCATCCTAATAGTGTTTTGAGTGGTGTTTTATACCTCGAGGGCGACTACTTCAGCACAACCTTTTACTCCCCAATTCCTGATTTCTTTATGTACAAGCATCTCGAGACTACTCATCTGAATGCGGAAGTCTTTCACGTCAATTGCTTGAAGAATGAGGTTATTGTATTCCCTAGTAAAGTTCAGCACGAGGTTCTCGAGTACATAGGTGAAACTCCTCGCATAACTCTGAGTTGGAACACCTTCATCAGGGGTAAAATTAACGAGTGGGGTGCAGAGAGTTTGACACTTTAAGAATATAAACTATTATATAACAATGGATGATTTTCGTGATGTGATGACTGAGTGGGTCGAGCTCAAGAAGCAGCTGAATGAAGCCCGTAAGGATATCGGAGTTTTGAACAAGCGCGAGAAGGAGCTCCGAGTCTTTATCAAATCGTACATGAAGAAGGAGGAGATTGATAATGTAAATGTTAATAAGCAAAAGGTTTCATACAAGGAGCGTGTAACCAAGGCGCCCATCACTCGCGAGGTGATCAAGAAGGGCCTTCTGAGCTTCTTTGGTGGTGACGAGGCTCGCGCAGAGGGTGCATTCCAGGCTATTATGGATGCTGCACCAGAAGTGAAGCGCGAGTCACTTGGCATCACGGGTAAGGCCTAAAGATTTAGATTACATATACAGTAAGGCGAAATGGGATTCAACGAGTACGCTCAGGATTCTATCATTTACGGTGAGGATGCCATCGAGGATGATCCTCAGGATGACGGGTTGATGGAGCCTCTGGATCCAGAGACTTGGCAGGATTGGCACTCGGAGGATCTCTTGAACATGTGGATGAGTATCCGCCAGTATAAGGAGGAGCGCTATATCTGCGATCGTGCCACTTTCAATTCGTTTTGCGAGTGGTCTTACAAAAACTCTACGCATTAATTAAATGCCACTTCCGGATCTGACAGGACCAAAGGTTTTGTATCCGTCTATTTTGTTCGTTGCGCTAAAGTCATTCTACCAAACTGACTCTATCACAGGAGCACTTACTTTTGGAATTTTGTACTTTCTTTTGCTAAAGTTTGTACTTCGGCTCACCTTCAAGCCTGCTGACATTGTTGTGTCCAGCGCTCTGTTCTATATTCTCAGTCCAGGGACGTTCCTGAGCCTGCCACCAGGTGGATCCAAGATGTCCATCCAGGCAACTCACACCCTGATTTTTGGTATTGTGTTTGCGTTTTTGCGCGCCACATTCCCTCAGTACTACTGATAGATGAAGCACCTAGCTATAGGTCCAGGTGCTCTGGGATACTTTGGTCTTCTCGGCGCGCTCAACAAGCTGTGGGATTCAGGTGCCCTGACAGACTTGGAGACTCTGTCAGGGTCATCGGCTGGAGCACTCCTGTGTTTCCTGATTGCCATGACAAATTTTGACTTTGGGCAGGTTCTCGAACTCTCTCTTAAGGTGCAGATTCGTAGACTAAAACCATTCATCAAATCTCTGATACAGTCCTACGGTCTGATACCCCGTGAAACCATAAAGAGTCTCATTGTGAGTGTCTTTCCGGACGATTCTAATATTACATTTGCTCAACTCTACAAGAGATTCCCAAAGGTGGTTTACATATCTGCATTTTGCGTCGAGCTGACTCGGACACATTACTTTTCCGTCGAAAGTCACCCAGACATGCAAGTGATTGATGCTCTTTGCATGTCGGTGGCGGTTCCATTTCTCTTTTCGAGTTTTAAATATGGCACATGGCATTACCTCGATGGGGGTTCTGCAGAATCATCACCTTGTGGTCCATATCTGGGTAAACCGCAAGAGGATGTGTATATTCTTAGAATTGAATGGAAGGAGAATTATGAAGTGAGCAATTTCAGTACATATATTCAGATGATTCTAAACTCGATGATGAAGATTCGCTACAACTATGACTTTCCAACTTGTTTCATTAATGTTGGGGAGGAGGACATGTTTGACTTTGCAGCCGGGGATAGTTCAAAGCAGCGTCTCTTTTTACTTGGGTACAGAGAAGCAAAGGCTCCATCGACTTTTCAGAAATCATGTACGAATGACCGTCAAGCTTGTATGTGTCCGAGTTGTAAGCCTCTAGAAGAACCGCCACCAAGTCTCGGCAGTCATGAATCGCAGTATGAGACTCTTGATAGTCATTTTGACGATACACAAACTGCGCAAGATGTTGCAGATCCATGTGCACCTTGAACTTGGCCTCTTCAAGAGTCGAATACCACTCGGTATAACTCTTCATAAACTTGGGGCATCGATTCATCAGAAAGTGCAAAGAGCACACCCGAGAAATACTCGCCCAGTTCTTATCATAGCACCCAGTCTCTGGCCATTGCAAAAGACTCTTGTGGAATATCCGATTCGATTTTCCACCCATCCACTCCTGAGTCCGATGCAAAAACTCCAAGTCTCGATGCCATGCATGAGCAAACAGCGTCCCACCATTATCCTTGACAAACTTCAGGATCCTGGGAATTGCGCGACGCCAAGGAAGAACAACATACTCGACATCCTGCGACTTGGTCATCTCCGTCTTGCGCAAGACAGACTGGTTGTCCGAGTAAAAGGCTGTCACCTCCTTGATTTCCACCACTAGGGGTCTCCCGTGAGTCATGACTCGGGCTCGGGTCCTCCGGTGGTGCGCTACACTGAAGGGTATCACACATATGTGGTGAATCAAACCCGCCATGGTCTGCTCTGAATCGTAAGCACAGGCATATTTCATTATATATCGAGTGGTCTATGTGTTTATATATCTCACGTAGTTGGGTTGGTTGACGCGCTGAACAATAAATGAAGGGGCCAGATTTTTATACAGATTGTGAAGATTCAACAGTTTCTGTCTCTTGTTTTGTGCCTCACCCTTGATCTTGTACACAAAGAAGTTAGCCGGTGGCTTGAAAGCCTGACCAGGAAAGTTTGTCGCGAGGTATGCAGCATATTCTGGATGCTGGTACGCATACAGATTGTTAATATGAGCATTGGATGCGTTTTGAATCCGGTTTCTCATCTGATTGAGAGGCACCCCAAAATTTGCAGATGCACTCCTAAAGTATTTATTCAGTTGCGTGTAAACCTTTTTCAGATTTCTAAACTGGGCTGGAACACTCGCTTTTGTGAATATTGGGTGCTCCTCCATCCGATCTTCGACCCGTTCTCGTGTAGTGAAATACTCACTGAATATTGCGGAACGCTGTACGAATCCCCTCTTTGTTGGGGCTGTACCAGCACTTGTGGCTGGGACAACACGATGCATGACGGATGGATCGATGAAAGTTACGATCGTTCCTCCTTGTGGAAATATGGTGTGCTGCTTATGTCCCTGAAGGAATGATATTCCGGCTACATCTCCAGGTAGACCATGAGGGCGGTTTACATACACACCGGATGTAATGAAACCAGCTTTACGGTTTGTTCCAAAGATCTCACCCTCTTGCGTTCCCTGACCAAACTGAATTACTGTAGAGTCACGGTGCCACTTGATGTCATACCCACCAATCTTAACTGCATGACGCATGGTAATTGCAACAAAATTGTCCCAATAGTCACCAATAAAGGTGTTTTCACGCTGTGTAAGGCCTCGTTCGAAGATGAGGGAGTTTATCTCGTGCAAACAAACAATAAACTTGTAAAAGAGGTAGTTTTGACCTCTATTTGGATCGAGTGCTTGTGTATTCCAGAGCATATCTGTGGTCATATTCGGTAATATACTGATAGATCGAATATTGCGGTATCTTATATAAGGATAAGCCTGTAGAGGTGTCATACGAGGATCATTGGTCGGGTAATTGAATGTGTACATCTGACCTCTATATAGAATCTGTACATCATTAACAGGTACAGGGCTAAATTGAACCATAAACTCGGAATCCACAACATTCTTATTCTCGACTGGAAGATAATGAGGATTCCCGAATGGTGCATCAAGACATTGCCATATAAAATTCATAAACATATCTGTGAGAGGAGCATTTTGCGCTATTCCTACACCTCGCTTGACGATAACGTCAGCCATACATATACTACATATTTTTTTCTACGTACATACCATGGCTCGTGTTCAAGACTACTTAAGAGAATCTAGTCTCAGAGCTGCAGTATCTACAAGCGGGTCAGGGCTGATGAGTCAATCATATAAGAATATGGTCCGTGGCACGAACCAGAACAGATTTAGGAACAATTACATACCGAGAAACATAGCATTGGATCCTATCCCAAATCCCCAGTTCAATACAGTGAAGATAACACTACCGATGGGTACTGTACTCTTCAGGGCAGCTGGGCACCCACCAGACCCCAATTCGAATATGAATAAAACCAAGTTTCACTACTTTTACCCATTTGCAGGTCTAGCTGTCGCTGGACTTAGTCACAACTATTCAAGATTCTGCCTGTTTGCACTCAAGTATGATACAAATTTCTTCCTACTCCTAGAACCAAATGACAAAACAAAGATGTGGGTGACACACCGCAATGCAGCTGGCTATCCAACTACATTTGCTAACCCTGATGATGTATTGAATAAGGATCTTTGCAGAGCTGCGGGTGTCCAGGGGTGGATAGGATTATCTAGCCAGGATGCACAAGAGCATATCAAATTAGCAGACGAGTTTCCAATGTATTTTAACAAGGCTCAACTCATGGGAGACACTCGCAAATTTGTCCATTTCAACAGTTTTACAAAAACTCAGGGTTACGCTGGATTTCCCGAATGCGTTATGTGGTACGAGGATCTGCAGTATACATCGACATCAGTCAATAACAGGCGAAAGAAGATGGTGATTGAACCAATAACATGTCTTCATATGCCCCGAACTGGCACCAGAGGAGCCAAGATGGATTATATAGCAGGATTCTATACACAAGTTCTGGCAGAGGGACTTTTGCAAGTGAGGACTACCGCAAAAGTTTCTGGGGGTGGAACTATACCGTTTGCTCATTTTGTCTTTCCAGAAATGTCGACAAAAGCTCTAGCCAAGGGATATATCGGAGCTTCACGTCCGTATCTCAACTAAAGAAATCGGCCACGTATAACATATAATGGTCCTCAATGTCAAGAAGTTGGTTCCTCATGCGAAGCTTCCAGAGCGCGCTACACCAGGCTCAGCGGGATACGATCTATACTCAACCGAAGGATATGTCATCCAGCCCGGCCATCGAGCAGTGGTTTCAACTGGAATCACTGTGCAGCTCCCACCCGGAACCTATGGTCGCATTGCACCTCGTTCTGGACTGGCCGTGAAGCACGGCATCGATGTACTTGCGGGTGTTATTGACCCGGACTACACGGGAGAGCTGAAGGTGGTTCTGTACAACTCTGACCCTCGTCAAACGTATGTGATTCGGCCAAACTACCGCATTGCTCAGCTGATTCTGGAGAAGTTTGAGACTCATGAGGTGTGGGAGATTGAGACGATTGATCTGACAACGGAACGGGGGGACTCTGGCTTTGGCTCGACTGGGGTGGCGTACAAGGTGACTGGGGTATAAAATGCTCGAGATGAAATACATCAGGGTTAAACTTGAAAGGCTCTTCTGCGAGCTTCTTTTCCAAAAACTCTTTGGTCACCTCTGACCAATCATTTACAATAATTGCGCCATACTTGGCGTGCAACGGATCCAGACCAGATGAAAGCACAACTGGTCTAGCTCCGCACCAAGCAGCCTCATAGACCCGGTAGCTGTCGAGTCCGTATCCGTACGGGCATATTACACAGTGGGACTGGGTCAGTCGACGAAAATAGGCGTATGATGAAATCTTATCAGCCTCCTTGAATGCAAAATCGAGATCCTTGAAGTAGTTGAAGCAATCTTCGCGCGCATACCGGTATGGAGCATGCGCAACATACTGGGACTGATCATGGTCAAAGTTTATGTAGCAGAGAATGTTGCGCTCGGGAACCTCATTCGTCTGGAACTGGTAGATGGTATTGAAACCTATAGGGATCTGTGTAATCATGGGGTGATGGAACTCACAGTTGACTGCAAATACATGTGAATAAAAGGGCTTGATACTCTCAAACATCTGACGCGTAAATGGCTCGTCTGTTCTGCAGTACAACAAATCTGGCTTGCCTGGAATCTCCCTCAGAACCTTGACATTCTTCTGGAAGATTTGCTTTTCACCAGTCACCAGTACCGCCTTGATGTTCGATCCCTCAATCTTGAGGTCGGGGTTGTAGTATGGATCAATAATCAAGTCCGAGTAGCGGACATAATTATCATACGATATCAGCATTTGGGATGTACTCGGAAATATTAAACACACTTTTGTCGAGGTGGACGAGGTTCTCACACCACCCCTCAAGTAGCTCCTTAGTAACGTCTGACCACTTATTCACAATAAGTGCTCCAAACTTTTTATACAAATCATCCAGAGCTGAATGCAATACTATAGGTATTGCTCCATACCAAGCAGACTCGTAGAATCGCCAAGTATCCATACCGACACCCATAGGGCAAAGGACAAATTTAGACTTCATCATTCGTTCATAAAACTTGTTTTGGTTGATGTTGTCCTCCTTCATCACCCAATCACAACCTTCGAACGTCTGTCGGCACACATCCCTCAAAACTCGAGCAGTCTTGTGAGCTATAAACTTATCCATATATCCACCTACATTCATATAACAGAGTATGTTCCGCTCCCCTGGCGTATTAGGTGCAAGCATCTCAGGGTGCTTGAATCCGAGAGGGATTCGAGTAACTATCGGATCAGTTACTTCAGAGTTGACTGCGTATACGTGAAGCAAATTATGGCGCAGAGCACTGAACATAATCCATGTGAATGGCCTATCCGTATTTGCCCATATCAGCTCAAACTTGTTAGGGTGTGCAGCAAGATGTTCGACATTAAATTCCCAGTTCAGATCCTCACCATTCATATAGATACGAGTCGCTTCGGGGTCGATAGTCACCTTCTCATCTATTACATATGTGCACAAAGAGGCCAGTCCCTCAGGTGAAATAAGCATCTAGAAGAAAGACCCGCTTTCTTTTTAATGGTGGTATTCCAGGTTGTAGCCTGGGATGCTCGAGATGTCGAAGACGAGTATACAATCACTGCTTACGGAAGAACACCAGAAGGTGGTTCTGTTGCCCTATCGTTTGCATTTCAACCTTATCTCTTTGTGCGTTCGTCAGACATGGGGAGCTTTGCAACGTACAAAACCGTAAAGACGCGAGAGTTTGTCGAGGCGAAGGATCTTTGGGGGTTTCAAAACTCGACCAAGGTGAAGTTTGTCAAGCTAGGCTTCACAACCCTGAAGGATATGAAGTTTGCAGAATCTAACCTCCGTCGGCGGTATGCAGGCGCCAAGAAGAATCATCACTTCATCTACGAGGCGAACATCGATCCTCTGTTGCGTTTTATGCACCGCACAGGTATATCATCAACTGGCTGGATCAACACGGGTGACAAGTGCATCCGGTCTTACAACAACAACTGCACATTCGATCTCTACTGCCAGGACTGGAAGTCTCTCAAGCCGGTGGAGCGCGATGACATTGCGCCTCTGAGGATTATGTCACTTGACATTGAGTGCTATTCAGCTGATGGAAGCTTCCCAGATCCAGAAAAGGAGGACAATGTGGTGTTTCAGATTGGAATGACAACCAAGGTGTTTGGTAAGTCCGAGTACATGGACCGGACCTGCCTCTGTCTGAAGCGTACAATGTCATACAACGCCAAGTCTTTTACAACTGAGAAGGATCTCTTGTGCGCTTTCCAAGAGCACATCCAGAAAATTGACCCTGACATCATCACCGGATGGAACTTGTTTGGGTTTGACCTCGAGTACCTCTATAAGCGTCTTGGTATCTCAGGATGTACACCAGACGCGTATGTATGGGGCCGCCAAAAGGATCGGACGGTGGATCTCGTCATCAAGAATCTGGCGAGCAATGCGCTCGGGAACAACATGCTCAAGATGGTGCCAATGTGTGGTCGGTATGTGTTTGACCTATTCCAGGATGTCAAACGCGAGCACAAGCTCGAGAGCTACTCCCTGAACAACGTCTCGAAGCACTTTCTGAAGGATCAGAAGAATGACATGCCTGTCAAGGAGATTTTCAAGCGGTACGCGGATGGAGACGCTCATCTGCTCGGTGAGGTGGCTGACTATTGCATCAAGGATACCGAGCTACCACACGATCTGATGGCGAAGCTCTGCACCATTCAGAATCTGATTGAGATGGCCAAGGCGACTTGGGTGCCAATGAGCTTTCTGAGTGAGCGTGGTCAGCAAATCAAGGTTTTCAGCCAGATGACGCGCAAGGCGCGCGAGCTCGGTTTCATGGTTCCAACTATTCCATACAAACGCGAGAAGGACCCAGATGACGAGGAGGGGTATAAGGGTGCTACTGTGCTGGATGCTCAGACTGGCGCCTACTACGGGCCAATCACAGCACTCGATTTCGCGAGTCTGTATCCCAGCATCATGTGCGCCCACAACCTCTGCTACTCGAGTCTGGTGATGGATCCCAAGTATGACAACCTCCCTGGCGTTCAGTATGAGCAGTTTGGGCCATACAAGTTTGCACAGGGTACTCAGTCTCTGCTTCCAGCCATTCTAACGGAGCTCAAGGAGTTTCGCAAAAAGGCGAAGAAGGATATGGCGGCTGCGGAAGGGACACCAATGGAGGCGGTATACAATGGCAAGCAGCTCGCGTACAAGATTTCGATGAACTCAGTCTATGGCTTTACTGGAGCCGTTGGTGGAGGTATGCTTCCATTGGTTGCTATTGCTTCGACTGTGACTATGCGAGGCCGGCAGATGATTGAAGAGACCAAGGACTATGTCGAGGCGAACTTTCCAGGGGCCAAGGTGCGCTACGGCGACACTGACTCTGTGATGGTTGAGTTTGATGTAGGGGGTCGCAAAGGTCAGGAGGCTATCGACTACTCGTGGAATCTTGGGGAACAGGCGGCTGAGGCGTGCACAAAGCTGTTCAAGGCTCCGAACGATCTGGAGCTCGAGAAGGTGTACTGCCCTTACTTTCTGTACTCAAAGAAGCGCTACGCCGCCAAGATGTACGAGGGCAAGTCGAACAAGGATGGCACACCAGTACTGAAAGAGGATGGCACGCGAGTGGTCGCCTTCAAAAAGATTGACGTCAAGGGTCTCCAGGTTGTTCGTCGGGACAACTGCCTGTACGTGCGCGAAGTCTGCAAGGCTGTTCTAGGCCATATCCTCGAAGGCAGTGACCCAGCCCCAGCGATTCAGGAGGCGAAGGCGGCGGCAAAGGAGCTCTTGGCCGGCCGCGTTCCGATGGAGAAGCTCACACTGAGTAAGCAGCTCGGATCAGATTACAAGAGTAACAATCACACTCACTTGGCTGTTCGCGACAAGATTCGCCAGAGAGCCCCTGGCTCCGAGCCTCAGCAGGGTGATCGGGTCCAGTATGTTATTGTCGAAGGACCAAAAAAGGCGAAGCTATATGAAAAGTCAGAGGATCCAGCATGGGTCCGCGAGCACGGAATCAAGCTCGATTACAACTACTACTTTTCCAACCAACTCAAGAACCCCATCACCGATCTTCTCGAACCACTCATCGGCGAAATGAATATTTTTCAAGACATGTAATAGATGCACAGCACACTTGTATTGACATCGCTCCTCGTAGCATTTATTTGGGCTCTAAATTCAGTCGCCCAGAAACATGCTGTGAACAACATGAGTCACCCAACCGCAATGGCTGTATTCGCAGTAATGTACTTTACAGTCATGCTCTTGTATATCGGACATCACAAAGAGCTCATTAGCAAGGAGATTCGTAACATCATACCTTCGGCTATTTTGCTGATGATGGCTGCAGTCATACTGAACTTTATCGCCAATGTCCTCTACTTTCGTCTTATAAAGGCGAATGGTGTTTCAATTGTGACGGCTCTGACTTCAACCATGCCCATTTTTGTTGCTCTGCTCTCATTCATGGTTCTTCGAGAGAATGTAACACCCAAGCACATAGCAGGTATTGCCGCTGTTGTTGGGGGTGTTGTATTAATTTCTCAGTAAGTAGTACAAAATGCTTTCTGGTCCATTTCTTGCAGAGTTTCTGGCCACCTTCTTCTTCTTGTCGGCGATCCTCATCTCAGGTGAGCCGGTGAAGATTGCAGCAGCTCTGCTGGCAGCCATCGCCATTGCCGGCCCCGTGAGCGGTGGCCACCTGAACCCGGCCGTCAGCACCGCCTTTTTCATGAAGGGCGACCTGCCTCTGGGCAAGTTTGGCGGCTATGTTGTGGCTCAGATCCTCGGCGCAATCGCGGCAGTTACCCTGGCTAACTATGTAAAGAAGAACCGCGCTTAGATTATATGGAGGCACGTATAGCCCAGATGATTGAGGAAGAGGTGGAGCGTCGAGTGAATGAGAAGCTCACCAAGGTTCTGGAGTACATCTCACAGACATATGATGTGTCGATAAAGCAGCTCATGAAGGATTCAGCAACGATAAATCCTCAGAGCGAGACATGCCTTGGTCTCACAGCAAAGAACAAGAGATGCGGGAACAAGGCGTGCAAAAAGGCGAACAACGGCTATTGCTCGAGACACCAGAGTCAAAAGCCAGCTGTAGTCCGGACAGTCTCGACTACAACTTTACAAAATCCACATAATCACCCACCTTCACAACTCTTTGTAAAGGGTTGTCCGGGATGTGATCGTCGACCGAAGACGAATCTTTTGGTTGACTTTTAGCTTAGAGATTTTTGTCTCTTATATTTCAGGATGAGCAAGTCAGATGTGCTACTCCAGGCAATAACCAAGTTTTACCAAGATGAAAAGCATAGTCAGATTTTGCTCGATGTACTTAGTCACCGTAACGGTATATCTCTGCGAAATCTAGAGTACTTTGTGACCAACTACTCGAAGAAACATAACCTCACATATACAACTCATGCGGGACGCCCGTTTACTGTGCACGTCGCGTACAAGTCGAGTCTTGATGGTTACTCGAAGAAGTTGTTTGATCCATTTTGTCGGACGGAGCGCATCACATTCAAGATTGGCAATCAGGATATTGTCACTACAGTCGCCCAGCTGAATTTCATCCGCTGGTGCATCATTAATGGTGTGATTCACTTTTTGATCAAAGAGAAGCGATCCGAGCATACCCATCCGCAATCGAAAGAGTTGTGTAGCCATAATAATACACAAACATGTTGTACTGAGACTGGAGTTCCACTGCATAATCTGGGTTGAAGTTGATGGTCAGGCGTGTAATGTTAGACTTTAGTTTAGAAAAATCAATGTACCCACCCTGTGTGTACTCCTTTGGAGTCAAACCAAAGGAATACATGTATATATTCTTGAGAGGGACGGTAAGTCCAGAGTCCATTGGAACTTTGAAGCTGAAATAGAGACCGGTGGCGAATGTCGACAATATGTCGATGTTATTCAGAGTGATTTGTGCACTACTCAGAATGTCTATGTACTGACTCCTGAGTCCGGCAAAGTTGGTGTAGTTGACTGACGAAGTGATAAAGTCGGTTGTGTATCCGAACGAATATCGAGCATCGTAGAATCTGGTGTTGGTCTCGTACGATTTACGTTTCACAGCCCACAAGAGGAGGCTGACTGGGAATGCAGCAGTCAAAGGAACTCGGAAGGCGTTGTTACTTCCGTCAGACACTGACAGAACCGCCTCCTTCTTCACCTTGTTCACTTTGAATTCATGAGGACTGCTTTTGAAGTAGGCTCGCTCCTCCTCTGACAGGTAAACCTCCTCAACTATGAGCTGAGGCTGACCAACCAAGTCCAACTTTGTGGGATAGTTGCAAAACCAGGACCACTCATTAAACTCAATCACAACATATACAAGCTGATTCCACATGGCGCACATAGGCAAGAATGGCTTGTCGAGACGCTGCTTATTCTTTTCAAAGTGCGAATGACGCCTGCAAAAGAAGAAATCGAGAGGGATCATCATGTCAATCTGTCTGTTGCACACACTCGATACGGTTGTACTCGTCGAAAGTAGGTTTGCCCCACCATTGATGCATGAATTCATCGAAAGTCGCTCGTCGGCATCGAGGAAAATCTGATCACGGATGATATACCAGTCATCATTCAGCTCCTCGATGAGCTGACCATCCGCGAATAGGGAAACCTTTTTTATGATAGCTCGGCCAATTTGGTCGGTATACCCATATGGATTGAAATAGATGTTACTTACTGGGAGTGCTGGAAGACTGCATTTGAGATGCATATTGCCAATTAGGTCCCCAGACTCCTTGGGCCTGAGTTCTATGCGAACAGTGTTCCCTATGTACGATGAACTAGACAAGTTCACAACTCTCTGACCAATCGAGGCCCTGGAAGGCTTTGTGAATTGGTCAGAGAATGTGCGAGTTTCGCCGTCAAGATGCCCATCTTGAGGCCCGATTGCATTCAGGGCTATAATAGCTCCTTCACCAGAGGTGCCCCTCATCTAAAACACAGCTAGATTTTCTTTCCACATTTCAGACACGGGTTTTGTTGTTGTTACTGTCAGCTCTGTACGCGTCTTCTGAGCCTCGGAAACCAACTTTTCAATATACTCTTGCGTGTACTCGTACGTTTTGGTATTCAGCAACAGGTCAATCTGGGTAAATCCAAGAGTCTTCAGCTCATTCTCGAGCACAGCCTTGGGCTTTTTGAAGACTACCAGCTGACTCGACACCACCAGCTGTACAAACCGCTTGCGCTCATCCAACACCGCCAACTTCTGAGTCAAGACCTGGATGATGTGAGCCTTGCGCTTTTTCAGATAGCTGTACCGGATAGTAAAGTAATCCATCAGAATGTCAGTCACACACCCGTACCGCTTGGGTGTCCCATTGTGAACCAGGTACATGTTGCTCGTGTGAAAAGTCTTGCTGAGTGGAAGCTGACTCTCCTTGGCACCCCAAATCTTGAAATCCACCTTGTTCTCACTCGACTGGTTCTCGTAGCGCAATTCGAGCTTGTCCAACTTCTCCTTGAGATCCTGAGTCCACACACCCGGAGGGAGCTCCTTCACGTGCAGGACATCACCCGTCTTGGTGTAGACCGCCTTGGCTACCCACGTAGTCTGATTCTGTCGCTCAACCTCACCAGTGAAACCTCGCCAGTACGGCTTCATACTCACAGGAGCCTCTCCGCGCATCATGCGCATCAAGTTTTCTTTGATGTCAACCGGGTTGTATGGAGGGATGTTGCACGAAAATCCAGTCCCGATGCCCTCAGCTCCGTTCACCAGAACCATCGGAAGAACCGGCACATAGAACTTTGGCTCCACCTTGTCTCCATCCTCAATCTCATACTCCAAAATAGGATCGTCTCGCGAGTCAAAGATGGCCCGAGTCTGGGAGTTGAGCCGAGTAAAGATGTAACGAGGGCTCGCAGCATCTTTGCCACCCATCAGACGTGTGCCAAACTGCCCCGAAGGCTCGAGCAGATTCAGGTTGTTTGAGCCTGTAAAGTTTTGAGCAAGGCCGATGATGGTTCCCTGCAGGCTCTGTTCGCCGTGGTGGTACTGGGTCTGCTCAGCGACATACCCAGACAACTGTGCCACCTTCATGTCCGTCCCAAGGTTCTTCTTGAGGCAGGCGTAAATCACTTTGCGCTGACTCGGCTTCAGACCATCCATGATGTGAGGGATGCTCCGGTGGATATCCTCAGCAGAAAAGTTGACCAAGTCGCGCTGAACAAAGTCTGTGATGCCAAGCTCCTTGATCTTGCCGTATGGGACTGCAAGACTCGGAGTTGCCATGTGACTCAGAAGCCACTCCTTCCGGTCATCCGACTGATCCTTGGCAAAGGCAAGACTCATACTCGTCTCCGACTTTTCATCATACTTGAACCCAACCGTCAGCTGCTCAATCTTTTTGAAGTACTCCTTCGCCTCAACCGATGTGCTCGTACCCAGACCCTTGTAGTACTTTACGGCACCCTTGATGTTCGACTTGCGAAAGTCATCCTCTGTGAAGAACCACGTGGACCCAACCTTGATGACGGGGGTGACCATCGAACACAGAAAACCGAGCTTCAGAAGAGAAGGCCAGAAGCAGATGATCATATTCAGAACCAGACCCTTGATGTGACTCCCGTCAAGGTCCGCATCAGTCATGATCATGAGTCGGCCATAGCGCAGATCCCTTGTGGATGAGTAGACCCGGCCGTGCTGCAGGCCTAGAATCTGCTTGAGATGAGAAAACTCCTGGTTGTCCGTCAGCTGCTTGACGCTTGCATCACGTACATTGCGGGGCTTGCCGCGAAGTGGGAACACTCCATACTTGTCGCGACCCACAACCGAGAGACCAGCCACCGCCAAACTCTTGGCAGAATCACCCTCTGTGATAATCAGGGTACACTGATCGCTCTTTGCAGTCCCAGCCCAGTTGGCATCGTCAAGCTTGGGAATGCCTGTGATCCGCGACTTTTTAGACCCATCCGTCTTTTTTAGCTCCTTCTTGAGCTTGACATCCTGCATCGCGCTCAGATGAGTCTCCAGACCAGACGCGAGGAGATCCTTGATAAACTTGGGTTTCAGAAAATGACCAGTGTTAATCTTGCTGGTGCACTCAGTCTTGGCCTGGCTAGAGAATGTAGGATTGACAATTGTTGACTTGACAAAGATGGAGAGACCACTGCGAATCTGAGCAGGTGTAGCCGTCTTGCACTTTTTGCGAACCTCGTTGACAATCTGGCTAATGACATGGTCAACATGAGCACCACCCTTGGTTGTGCACACACCATTCACAAATGACACTTGCTGATAAGACTCGGAGTAGGTTGCGAGAATCTCCCAGTTGTCCTGCTTGTGCTTTGCCCATGACTCACACTCAGTCTCGTACATCTCAGCATACTCCTGAAAGTTGCCCACATCGATGTGTACATCATTCAGGTGAACCTTGCAGGAGCACCACATGGCTGCATCATACACACGCTTCTCAAACAGTTTCTTGGTCTGATCGTATGTCACACCAAACTTCTCATAGTCGGGTTGAAACTTAATCTGGACACCAGGCTTAGCCTTGGACTTGGTGATGACTGGCTTGTCGCAGACACTCATGTTGTTGCGCCACATCTGGGTGTAAGTCTTGGCTCCGTCAGACACCTGCACCTCGAACCACTTTGAAAAGATGTTGGTGAGCTTGGCGCCATAGCCGTTCCGGCCGCCAGTCACGCGCTCGACATTGTCATCATAGTTGGAACTCGTGAGGAGGTGGCCAAAGATGAGCTCGGGGGTGTACACACCCGTCTCAGAGTGAATCTCAATTGGGATGGAGATGCCATTGTTCTTCACACTGATACTCGTCGAACTCAGACCAACGTCGATGCGCTTCACTTCTTTGGGATGCAGAGTATTTTGATCAATTGCATTGACGAGAATCTCGTCAAAGATTTTTAGCAACCCCTGACTGACGGGGGAGGTTTTCTGAATAAAGTGGTCCCCATCCTCGACCACCCATACATGTTCTGTTTCGGGCACCACTGAACCGACATACGAGTCTGGTCGCTTCAGAATGTGCTCTGTGTGGGTGAGCTTCTTATACATTACATATACAGTAGCTCGTATTTTTAAAGCTTCGCGATAGCAAGCAGGATTGTGGCAACAGCGGACATTGTACTGATTGTCATGGAATCAACAGTCACGTACATTGCTTCAGCCACAGTCAGAGCCTTGTGATGAACAATAACGTCATCAATTCCAGATGGAATAACTGAAATGAAGGCGGTCCGCACAAAGTTTTTACGAATCATTGAACCTGAACGCATAGCCCTTTTAAAGACGGGGTGCCTCGACACCCGCCGAGCATGTACGAACACCCGCTTCGGTAGAACGGGTCCTGGCATTTAACTTATATATACTGTGATTTAAATCTTTATATTTAAAGCTGATAGTCTCCTGGAATATATGAAAAGTATTCGGGTGTTTATTGTGTGTGCATTCCTGGCGCACACAACTCGCTGGTGCGCCGAATACCTCTACTGGACATATTGCGCTCGATCATTCTTCATGTCTTTCGTATCATATGGTTCTCCAATGTGTGAATCATTCCGAAGGGTTGCTCACACCAACCACCTCACCATAGTAGATGTAGCTGGGCGAGGCCTGGGATTGCTAACCAATAAATAAACTGAAACAGGAGGGGAGATTTCATATATTCGGATACGGGAGTTTTCGAATAGTTGACCGCCTCCTTCATCCAGTTGTCGAGTTGCTCCCAAGTCAGTGCTCGATCGACACTTGGAGGTGGCTTGGCCCCTGAAACCTCTCTTGATGCGACATGCCGGAACTTTTTCATGGTGAGCGTGTATTCATAGCACGCCATACATACTTTCCTAACCTTCAACCCAAACACCTTGTAGACGCTCTGGTTGAATGATAGATTGAGAGGTTTCTGGACATGCCATGAACATATCCAGTCGAGCTCGTGTTCAAAGTCGCAACTAAATGAAATGTCGATAGGAGCCTTGCAGAGGTGGCATTTACACCCCCAGCTCATAAACATACGTTAAAAAGGGTGCCTGTTCTTAACCCAGGTTTAGAAGCCGACCCAAGCTGTAATGGCCCCTTCCATGCTCGAGGCTGCTCGCAAGGAGTTCCAGCGCGAGGTTCGCTCCTACGCCAGCCCGCAAGCTCGGGTGACTCCGACCGCTCCAGCGCCTCGCGTGGTCCAGAAGGTTGTGCCACTACCCGTGACTCGCGACGAGTACTGGCACAAGCTGTACGCGTCCGCTCTGAAGGACAAGTTCAACGAGGAGGATGCCGCCAAGTTTGCTGATAGCGCATGGCGTTGCCGCAAAAACTCTGTCAAGCTCTCTGACGAGAAGAAGAAGCACGCGCCCCCGATCCTCGCCAAGCCGCCCCCTATGATCTGCCAGTCCATGAACGTGCACAAGCGCTCCGACGTCAAATGCCAAGCTCGCACGCTCGAGAACCGCCCCTGCCCCTTTCGCGCATCCAGCAAGTGCGGCAAGTTTTGCAGCAAGCACGCGGTGTAATAGTTACTCACCCCTTCTAGCCATATATCGCTTCCACCTTGTCCTTAAGTAAAAAATAGTATACAATAATAGAAATGTACAAGGCTGTACTGAAACACAGATCTCTCGAGAAGTCTTATCCAACAGCAGTTAAGAAAAGCCCCAACCTAGGCAAGGAGGTCAAAAAGGAATATGAGAAGCTTACGCGCACTATCGAGGCCCAGACCGTCAAGAACGCTTACACCCTCCCATCAAACAACATAACCCGCGTCAAGCTTCAGGGCCCCCTGAAACCATCCCGATTCGGTCCACAGGCGCCCAAGTTCAACTTCAAGCCTTTACCACAAGCAACCCTTAAGAGTCGATTCGTAGAAGTGAAGTGGAATGATCCTATGTAAAAAAAAAAAATAGTAATAGTAATGCCTAGCCATCGCGCTGTAATTCTCTTTTCACTCTTGGCGATTGTTGTATACCTTATCACATCGAATCAGTCAGAGAAATATAAGTTGTCGGCCTGGGCGGCACCAGGCCGCGACGCGGCGGCGGCGGCGTATCGCGCGCGCGCAGCTGAATTGGGCGCGGGCGCGGGCGCGGGCATATTGAAGTTGCCGAGCGTGGGCGAACGCTCGATCGCCCAGGCGAACGCTGAGATGAAGAAGAAAGCCGAGGACGAGATGAAGAAGGCGAAGATGTTTGTAGAAGAACAGCAGAGGCTTGCACTTAAGATTCAGGAGAAGGAGAAGGCTGCAAAAAACTCTGGCCTGATGGGGAGAAGACTTTGATTGTGCTACATATAATAAACAAATGAATGTCGAATACAGTAATGAAGACCGTTGAGACTCGCAACGGCTCCAAGATTTACATTGGGCAGAATGCCAAGGAGAATGACATTCTGACATTTGAGGTGGCGTATCCGGATGATTTGTGGATGCACGCCAAGGATGCTCCTGGGGCTCATGTAGTCATTCACGGTCCGTGTACCCCAGCGTGTATAAGAGAAGCCGCAAAAGAGGCTCTTGCACACTCACAGGCAATCAGACCCATTGTAGACATTTGCAAGGTGGGTCACGTAAAAAAGTTTGGCGGAGCTTCGCCAGGTCAGGTGCAGATTATGAACAGCTGGACTTATAAAGTGTAAGTACAAGATTCTGGAGTTCTTCGCGTGATGCCACCATCATCTTAATTCTCAAAAGGCGCTCCGCCTTTTTAGGATCGAGCGGCAAATCCGCCAAGTAGTAATTCATATATTTTATGCTCGGTTAATCTCAAAGTCTACCGTGTTGATGAATAGGCTGAGCTCCCAGATTGATCCAATAGTGGGAAAGGTTCGGGTGACATACCCCGACTTGGTCTTGTGCTCGTTAAAGTGAATAGGCTTCCAGTTTGGCAGTCTTTTGGCGGCGTGCAGGTTACGGATTGAGTCGTCAACGAAGATGTGTGTATGGTGTTTTGGAAAGTCGTACGCAGCTGGCTCTGGCTTGAGTGGCATATGCAGGAGATTGTCTGGGCATTGTACGTAAATCTCATCACTGATGGCGTGAGCCACCTCGCCAGCCCACTTCATTGGGGCGTTTGTAAACAGAGTCACCTTCCAGCCAGTCTGAGTAAACTTGTGAATCTCGGCAGCCTCCTTCTGAAACTCTGTACTCGAGAGAAGATCCCAGAGTCGAGTCCGTACCGGTACATCGTACACAGAGTCATTAAAATCTGAAGTGTCGATACCGAACGAATCGCGTAGGCCACGAGCCGTGTGCCCACTCGCAGATACTAGCATGTCATTGAGCCGGTTTGGCTGCTTGCATGCCGGAACCTTATTGCGCACATATCGAACACAGTTGTCACGGACATGGTTCAGGAGTTGGCGATCCCGGATGAGCACACCATCGATATCAAGCAGAAGAGACTTGCCCGCCATATATACTTAGAAAGTTCAAACGCTTTATATCTAGATGGGTTGGGGAATTTGCTTCGCTCTTGATGCCCACGGGCGCGTTTACTGCGCTGATGGTTGTAATTGGCGAGCCACCAAGGATGACTATGATGGGTACCCACAATGGCCATCGGCTCGCCAGTCTGTCCTCGATTACTTCGAGGGTGAGGCGCACAGTGAGCTCGATATGATTCGTGATGAATGCCCTGGGACTGCTGCAGCACTCAAGGAGGCGTGCGACGAGCACATCGGCTCTGCTCTTGGTGAGTATGATTCTCTTACGGATCAGCAAAAGACTGATCTTCATAACGAGATGATGGAGAATCTCAAAGAACGGATTGATTCGCTCGAGGAACGGAAAAAGTCTGCATACGATAATTATATTCACCGCCGTAAGGCTTTCAAGGATTACAAGCCCCCGACGAAACCTCCAAAGACTCGTATCGAAGAGATTGAGAATACTATGAAACCCCTCGATTTTGAACTGTTTATGGAATATGCAGCGCGTGATTACGACGCAATGAAGTCGGAGCTCGCAAAAGCGAAGCGTGATTTGAAGCTTGAGAAAATGTTCACTCTAGAGTAATGTATGAGATTGTCCCAGGGCTATATCTCAGCAACTATCCAGATGCCGTCAAGAAAACTCCACCTAGAACATTCGTTGTAAACTGTTCCAAGGATCTTCCATTTGTATCAGACTATGGAGTCAGGATACCAATTGACGATGACTTGAGTGACGAGGCAATACATGGCCTCTTGTCCAGTTTGCCCAGTGTGCTTGAGTCGATTGATTGTGTACTACGAAACAATGGGAGGGTTGTTGTTCACTGCTGGGCAGGTCAGCAGCGATCAGCAGCTGTCATGGCAGCCTATCTCATGAAAAAGGGTATGAGTCTAGATGATGCTATTCGTTATATCAAAACGAAAAAGAAGGATGCGTTTATCAACTCTGTCAACTTTATGCCCGCTCTAAAAATATTTGCAAATAGAAGGTGTACGTAATGGGTCCGCATGCCAGACCTCACTATGTAGGCCTTTACAAAACCTGGCCCAAGAGATACTTTACAGGCCTCACCCCGAATCAGAAGATTCAGCGCGAAAAGGAGCTTCTGACTCGCCGAACGTCACTTGGCAAGACTGATAGTCTCGCCAAGCCACGCAAATCACAATGGACAAAGATGTTTCATGAGAAATATCCAAATCTGAAATTTAACAAGAATGCCATTTCTGCTCGAACTGGGATTCCAAGATCTACCCTCAACACTGTGTACAATCGCGGTATGAAGGCTTGGCAGACGAGCGGAAGCAGAGTCGGGGCCAATCCACATCAGTGGGCCATAGCACGCGTCTATAAGTTTGTACTCGTAACAAAGAATAAGGTGCCCACCACCAAGTACGATCCTAATAAAAATCTTAGACAATAACAAATGGTAAATAGTAAGAAGATTGAACGCGATATTCTCACATGGGGTGAAGCTCATCGGGCTCTTCCTAAGTCAAAGACCTGGCCACGCACACAGGGACCATTCAGTAAGTACAGCAACCTGAATTTGGCTCAGGCAAATGAATCCCTTAGGGGTAATAGAGGAGGTCTATTCATTGTCAATGGCAAGCTCTATAACTCACAGGGTGGGCGCATGATACCAAATCGCAATGAGCTAGAAACTGATTTGTTCGACTGGCTTCATACAAATAATAAGAATAACGTCGAGATGTTTGCAAACGATTTGCGCTCAACCTACATTCCCCGTTTCACTGCAAAAACATATGATGGAACATATGGTAACTACAAGACATATCAGTCTGCAAACAAACCTTCGACTCTAAAGCTCAAAGAGTCCTTCCTTAAACGTCTGTTTAAAAAATAAATGAGTATATAATCATAAATGCTCAATGCACGAGCTTTCGCAACACCAGAAAATCCTCAGTTTCATAGACGTCTGACTAGATTTTTCAAACCAAGACCCAAGGCGGATGTACCAAAGCCTCCTCCACCACCAAAAGAGCCTGACACGTGTCTGATTAAAGATTTCTTCGGCAAGACACCAATTCCACTTCACAATGTAGAGATTGAGTTTGATATTGATGAGGAGTAAATATAATGTTGGGCATTATAAATGATTCAGAGCAAGCCTGTACTCCTCGCAGCACTTGTCAACCTGATAGCAATAGCATTCATCCCACGCATATTCTCCAGCCCAACCAACATCAAGATTGTGGATGATCTGGTGTCATTTCTTCGCCAGCAGCGTGTAAATCTGCTGACGAGCACCGTGTACGCCTGCCTGCTCATCATCGGTGTGGAGTATGCTATGGAATACACTGAGGGAGTTCAGTCGCCACTGAGTGGACCACTGTCCGCGTTGACTGGTGGTCCTGGGAGCGCAGCTTGAGCCGGTAGCACTCCTTCATGTGTTCCTTGAGCGAATCAAGCTCTGGGTCACCCCACTCCATTTCTGGGGTGTACAAAAAGTCTGTCCCACCCACCTTGCGCCGACCAGTCCTGATCACGTACGGAGTCTTCACATACTCCTTGAGACCTCCATAGTCCGAGATGATGACAGGCTTGTCACGCATTGCCGCCTCTACCGCCCCCATTCCGACCCCCTCGGAAAAGGAGCAGTTGACATAGCAGTCGCATGAATCATGAATCGAGTCGAGCTGTTCATTCGTCACGAGCCCATTTATTATAACTACATTCGGCCACTTGGACTCGATCTTCTGACGGCATGTAGCCTTCAGGACAAGTCGAGCATCTGGGAGGTTCAGATCGAGAAAAGCCTGGATGAGCTGGCCGATATTTTTTCGGGGATCGGCGAGGTTGCCTATACTGTAAAACTTGTAGTAAAACTTCTCTGTGGGGCTACACTTTGGAGTGGGTGGGGGGGGATCAGGGATCCAGTGTCTCAGGACCCGCCAGTCTCCAGTGGGAAACTGACGAGAAAGTACTCCGCGCGCAAACTCACTCGGGCAATAGATGACATTTGAAATGTCGAGTAGCGTCCCGTATGAAGGATGTACAGTCTCAGTTTCGCATACAGTCATGTAAATCATCTTTTTGCAAATCTTCGAAAAGAGGGTCTGGATACGATCGAGCTGCCAAGGAACTGGCAGGAAGAATGCAAAACCAACATCATACTGGGTCTGGCTCGGATTCTGATCATATTGGCAGTATTCACCATTCATGAGTTCTGCATAGCGCATAGTCACTTGGCCTATTCCAGCGAGTGGGTTGGGGCCGACAAAGAGCCATTTCATTTCTGTAAGTAGAATAGGATGAGTGTGTTTAACGTACTTTTACTGAGTCTCACTGAACTGTTTGGTGATGTCCAATTCAAATCTTACGCCCGAACAGGTCTATCGAAGAATCTGCTCGGAGGCTTGGCGGGGTATGTAGGTGTTGTGTTTTTCCTGATTCGTAGTCTGACTCAGGGCAATGTGATGTGGGTCAACGGGATGTGGGACGGGGTGTCGGGAATTGTGAATACTGCGTTTTCATTCATGATTCTAGGCGAGAGGATGAATCACACATATCAGTACTTTGGGTTGGGTCTTATAGGAATAGGGCTAATGATCATGCATCGGGGCGGAATAGCATATTAAAAGAGTTGATCGCCAAAATATTATATGGCTCCTAAGTTTCTTTATACAGCAGGACTCGAAGACATCATCGACTATACTGAATGGGAGAAGGATGAACAGGCTCTTGTACGTGAGAGTGTCAAGCCTGGAGCTTGCGTTCTAGAGCTGGGGGCTCGCTATGGTGTTGTTTCTTGGGCTATCCAAGAGAAGCTCTCTGACAAGAAGAAGCACGTTGCGGTCGAGGCTGACTCGGTTGTGATCCCATCCCTGGAAGCAAACCGCGATAACAATGGGTGCGAATATCAGATTATTAACGGGGTGGTGGGGTCTCGTGAGGCTTACTGCTTCTACCTAAATGCTGGTAGCTTTGTTCTGTTTGATGACGAGATTGAGATTAAGAAGCCAGAGTCTGTCAAGCGTAATTTCACGCATTTTTCCATTGCGAAAAAGTACACTTGGGATGAGCTCGAGGAGATGATTGGTTCCAAGTTTGACACAATTGTAGCTGACATTGAGGGTTCCTTCCCAGAGTTTATTCGGGAGCATAAGCATAAGCTTGGTCAGATTAAGACTGTGATGTACGAGCGCGATGGTCGCTCAGGGGCTGACTACTCGTACGTTGATTCTGTTCTGACTGAGAATGGGTTTTCGATGAGCAACACTCTGGGGGATCAGCGCATCTATGTAAAGGCGTGGTGAGGCCAGTTCATAGGGTAGGGCTCGAGCTCAATCACCTCTTCCCAGTGATCCTTGTACTGCTCTTGTGAAAACTTGAGCTTGAGCTCCTTTGATGGAGCCTCCTTCAAAAGTTTCATATACTTGGGGATGAGCTCAGGTGCATTTGGAATGCACGAGATGAAGTGTACAATAAAGTCATCCTTGTGCGCAGTCTTGGCTCGGAATGACAAAAATCCATTGATCGAGTGCTTACGGTTCCACTCGTGAATCCAAAACTTGTCCAAAATATGAGGATTCTCATGTAAAATACTGTTCAGGATATCCTGATCGGTAAGCGCCTTGTTGTTACAGCTCTTACCAATCTCGATCATTTGCTGTAGGAAGCTCTTGACCCAGAATGTCTTTCGCATCATGTATACACCTCCATTGACTACACCGAATAGGCCACAGTGCTGACCCAGAGGAATCTCACGCATCATTATGATATCCTTGTTATCCGGACACTGGGTGGTCCAGTATGTCAGAGGAAGGTCCATGTTGTTGACTACTGCATCAGAGTCGACGTACAGGACCCACTCATAGCCCTTGTCGAAGCACTTGAGGATCCCATCATACTTGAGAAAGTTGATATTGACATCAGTCAGGGTCCAGGAGTCGATGAGAGTGTGGCCATAGCCCCAGCGCTTAGCATACTCCTTGTGAGTCTCTACACATGGCCCGAGGAGCCGCGTGTACTCCTCGCCGATATTCAGTGACAAGACGCAAATAGAACTCATTAAAGATAATTGGAGCTATTTGTTTAAATGGGTCGCAACGCCATTGTAACCTTCACAATCGGTGAACGCTACGTCGAGACATTCAAGCAGTTCAAGCCTAGCTGGAAAAAGTACTGTGACAAGTATGACATTGATCTGATTGAGCTTCACGAGCCGCTCGTTCCTGAGCTGACTGAGGGAAAGTACATCATTGCTCAGAAGATTCTGATTTGTAGTCAGGAGTGGTCAGCCAAGTATGACAAGATTGCCTGGCTCGACTCGGACATTTACATTTCACCCAACGCCAAGAATATCTTCGAGGCTGTGCCAGAGGGTAAGATTGGTATGGTGAACGATGATCCCTACAGCGATTATGACTACCGCAAGCACACCTGGGAGAAGAAGGGCTGGGGGACGGACACTCCTGAGGATCTTCGCAACATCAACAAGTATCAGAAGGATTACGGGTTTTGGCGCGAGGACTTCAAACAGTCGGGTATGATTGATTGTAATCCAGGTGTGATGGTGTTCCAGCCCAAGTTTCACGCTGACTATCTCAAGGGTCTTTTTGACACGATGATTGAAAAGATCAAGGAGATTCCGGAGCGTGACGAGTTTGGTCGCCGCATGCACTTTGATGGCTGGGTTTGGTATTACTTTCAGAATGATGACAAGCTCCAGTTTATCGACCACCGCTTCAATATGGTATGGCCAATCTACCGCACGATGCACTACGAGCCATTTGACACTCGTGAGGAGCTCATCATCCCCATGAAGAACTTTATCGAAAAGGCTTATTTTGTTCACTTTACTGATATGGAGGATATCAGCGTATTTAAGCACGTCAAGGATGTATTCCTTGAGGCTCCTCCCACGAGTCTGATGATTCGGTACAAGGAGGGTAGCGGTCTTCCTTGGCTGCTGTCAAAGTGGACACGAGCCAAGAAGTTTGAGAATATCTGGATCGTCACAGAGAGCGACGAGCCAAATTACTTTTTGCAGATGGCCTATCCACGCCAGCAGTATGCTTGGCGTGTGCCCGAGTTTTACCAGATTGTAGACAAGGAACCCGAGATTACGGGGCGCACTATCGTCTGCGATTCAGACTGGTCAGAGAAGATTCCATATGACTACTTTGTGAAGCTACAGGCTACGGATGTAAATGAGCACCCTGACAAAATCAAGGTAGTGGTACCCCCACAGGAGGCATCAGCTTCGTGAGTCCGTCCGAGTGAAGTCCTCGCTCAAGATAACTCTTAAAATCCTCAAATGACTGGTGACTGTGCTTCGCATCCTTTGCGTGGGCATAATTCTGAATCTTGTTCCAGACGTGCTTGGCATCCCCAAATGAGGATAGATGCCAGCCAGCATGCAAAGTGTGAGGGAACCGCCAGCGGTTGTCTCTGAAAAAATTGGGTCCGAGTTTACGAAACTCACGGGCTCGTGTAACAACAGTTCCAAACCACGGCTCCCCATTAAACATATACTTCAGAGAGTACTCAAACATGTACATGTGAAGTGTGTGCGCAGACTTGATGTCTGACCAAGGAATCTTATCCATCATCGGAATCTCATCAGCATCCGAAACCATGACCCAAGCATCCTCTGGGACATCCTCCATACCCTTCAGTATGCAGTGGCGTTGATACTTTTCACGTCCCCAAGGATTCTCATCTGTTGGCATATCCTCAGCAATCACGTGGCGAAGCTTTGGCAGCCACTCTGCGTAACGCTCCTTATTCTCCTCGAAATAGAGAGGCTTTGGATTACCGTTATGAGTCACCTTGGACTCTACCAGAACAAATAGGTCGACATGGGGAGACAGCTTCCGGAGTCGCGTCTCGAGCACATCGAGCTCATTGTAAAACATGAACGTGTCAACGAGCATTATAAGTTTAGACAATCAGATTCTCTAAGTTTTGTCGCGTCGATGCAACGAGTCCCAGAATTTCATCACGAACAATGCCAAGATGATGATTGGGCTCTTGGGGGTATTCGGCCCTAAGGGTGAAGAGTAGCTTGCGAAAGTACTCTGCATGATTCCTTGCTGTGATAGGAACAGCTCCCTCTATATCAAGTCTCCCACGCACATCTATCAAAAACTTTTCAACAAGATTTCCCATAACGTAATAATACTTTTCTAGGCACTTTTTTGCATCGATACTCTTTTCAGTCAGATACATGTTGTACACCTCGATTCGTGAGATTGCCAACTGACTTACGAATGCACCCGCCATATATTTATAGGTATCTTTTCTTTTAACACTTGAATACACCGTAAAAGCAGCTACCCGTGCACCCACTCTCATTAATGTACTCAACAGTACCTTTGAGGCCAAGCCACTCCTCTAGGAGATCCTGCTTGAGCTCGTGCGGGTGCCCCTCATGGGGAGCGATATCAATCCACTCAAAGATCCGGATAAGCTTTCCCGCCCGACGAGCATTCTCAATAATAAGCTTAGGATCCTGGACGTGCTGAAGTACATTATAGATCCAAATCTCATCCCACTGTTCAATGTCGGTGATACTTTCGGCATTCGCGATGTCGACATCGATACCCTTGCACTTGTAGCGTTGCAGAGTCCATTCTGGATACCGACTAGGATCCACAACCTTTCCGGCTCCTAGATCCCACGTCTTCAGAAGTAGCGACACTGGCCCACCTCCAATGTCGAGAATCTTCTTTCCCTTTACATTGATGTGATCATTCTCAAACTTAAGACCCATCCGGTTAGCATAGACCATCTGTTTCGACTCTTCGCCATACGTATTGCAGCAGTTCCCCCACCACTGAGCCTCAAATTCCATATACATGTATATCACTTCAAGTTTCTAAGCTTGTAGATGGTTGACTGAATAAGACCAATGATCTCATCTTGGATGTTGCGAAGTGAAGGATCCTGTGGCAAGTTCATTTCATTGATTGTCTTAAGCATCCCAGTGAAATACCCAAGTACACTTGTTGTATTTCTGTTGATACCATTGTTGAGGCCGTTGTACTTGTTAATCTTGCCATACTTGCCCATGTAAACCTCAGCGTATCGATCAAGCAAGGGGACAATCCCGGTGTAATAAGCCTCGAGAGCAGTGTGCTTTGAGAAGCTATTTGTCTCGAGGTGGTACACGTGAGCCTGTGTCCTGGACCGCATAAGCATTCCTATAAATCTTCCTGCGCTCGACATTTATAAAAAGCGTACATTTTAAACACCCAGGTTTTAAGTTTTCATGGTTCCTATGCACAAAATCTCTGGTCAGGTATCATTCATGGCTGCTATTCGCGGTGACGTCCTCTGCTTCGAGCGCGCGCAATCCGCACCTGAACCATCATGCTTGGGTCGTACCATGTCGACATACGGCCACTCCAACCTCGAGTTCTCCCCTGTGAAAGATGAGCCGTATGTTGTCTGCTCGCACTTTGACAACCTTATGGAGGTGGCGTCGGTGAATGATCCAGAGCGCCCTATTGGCTGGGAGCTCATCTACCAGAATGGCAAGTACTACTCTCGAGTCGCCCAGTATGGCTTTGACCCGGTTGAGCTGCGCGTGACTGGGATTGGCAAGGCGAACGAGGTGCCTGCCCCCAAGACAGTTGGGACCGTCATCAAGTTTGTCAAGATGCAGTATGAGGAGCCGCAGATGGCTACTATCGAGGACACCAAGTACGAGGACGAGGAGGAGGTGACGAGCAAGTTTGTAGGGCGAGGGGGGGATACGCAGTTGAAGCAGGTGGATCGTGAGCGTCATTTGCGCACCTTTCTCGCAAAGGAGTTTTCGTATGATGAAGTTCGCGAATTATTTGTGTAATAGATAGTAAATGAGTCGGTGTTACCAGATTCACGTTGATACATCGTCCGCAGTCTTTACTCAGACCAATCGTCCAGACATATCAGGAAACCCAGTACCAGCTAGAGTAATATCGCAGCCCGTCATCAAGAATGGCGGCAATCCTCTTGATATCTCGTACTTTCTGAGCCAGACTCACAAGCGCCTCAGAAGAATCACACTCAAGTCTGTCGAACTTCCCGTCGGCTTTTATAACATCCGGGCCCCATATAACACCATCACAATCGATGGCATTGTGTATACCATCCAGGAGGGAAACTATACAATTGATAGTTTGATAAGTTCGATGAATGGCACGATTGGAATATCTATCGGCCAGTTTAACGTCAACAAGATGTTGAACAAGATTACATTTGTGCCAACGAGCCCCAATTCATCAGTGGCAGCATACGCCACAATTGGAGTTACTGTCCCTCTCCCCAATGACATGAGTATCAACATCCCATCTCTCGGATACTTTCTGGGTTTCACAGATGGTCAGTATGGTACAGAGGTGACTGCAACAAACTCTTACCTAATCAATTTCGACAATTACATCCAGATATATATACCCTCTCTGGGTCGCTCGTCCCTGGAGAATACCAAATGCACATTCAAGGTGCCCGTAACCGTACCAAGCGGTGGTGTCGAGTTTTATCAGGAGCAGACTGGATTCAAGCAGACGGTTGAGGTGACTGATCGCAACATCTTGTTTGACCGCATCGATCTCCAAGTGCTGGACAGGTTTGGCCAGCAGCTGAATAATAATGGGCTGGACTGGTCATTCACACTCGAGATTGAATCCGATACATAAAAAATGTCTCGTGTAACAGTAATGAGCCGAACACTGGATGGCACATACGGGATGAAAAATCAGGGGCCCATAATTGTGAGGCCCCATATGTTCGGGATGGATGCTATTGAAAGACAGCGTGTCAGTGCACCCCAGTCACTGATCGACTCTGACTTTGAGTATGGTCTTCAGGCCACAAAGTGGCAGGGGTATTCTCATTATCGTCTAACCCCAACCTTTTTTGAAACTGTCGGAGCTGATCTCCCAGTCACAGCCCCAAACGGAGTTGTTGCTTCGTTCGTTGCGACATACGCATCTTATTCGATTATCACTGTCACATTCCAGACTGCCCCATCTCCAGCACTTGTAGTGGGAGATGTAATTACAATTATCGGGTTGAGTAACCTTGATGGAACAGCCTCTAGAGCTGAAGGCTTCTATCTCGTACAATCCGTACCAAACTCTACATCAGTTCGTTATTTATCACGAAACATAGTCACTGCTGGGGACCTCACAACTCCGTATACAGTTGTAAAGCGCGGTGGCAAATATGACAATGCTAACACTTTCATGAGTATTACAACTTGTGCTGGTGATGGTACTCAGCAGCCTCTCACATTTGCATCTAATGTATTGGTTCAGACAAACGGAGCACACAATCTCATGCCAGGTGTATCTATTTCAGTCACAACTTCTACATTTTCAAATGCAGCCGGTAGTTACATAGTTGATCGAGTGTTTGACAGTGACAAGTTTTCATACGTCGCAAACGGATTCGTGTCTACATCATCTGTACCACTTACAGCTCCTTCAGGTATCTATGTACAACCTGTTTCCTATCAAATTCACCGACCTTTTGATGGTGGTGTGATCATCTCACCAAACATAGGTACATATGGCTCTTGTACACTCCGTCAGTCTAAAAAATATTTCCGTTACCAGTCTGGAAAGGCATTCATATGGTCAACTGGTACAGTTCTTAGCCCTACAAATGACATTTCGAATGTTGTAGCTCTGGATACAATTGCGGGTTCAGTTATACGTGTAACAACTGGAATAGAGCATGCTATGCAGGCTGGCGCAGTTGTCACGCTCAAAGGGTTGGCTACGTTAGAATTTAACAATAGTTATACCGTATCAAATATTTTTGATGATAGCACATTCGAGGTTATTTCAGAAATTCCTCTGACGGTGCAGGCCCCACAATTTGGTGAACAGCCTCGCTGGACGGCAACAGCTTGGAAGGGTTCATGTGTTCGTACTGGAATTTTCGATGATCAGAATGGAATCTTTTGGGAGTTTGACGGTGATAGACTTTGGGCAGTCAAGCGTAGCTCCACATTCCAGTTGGCAGGAACCGTGACAGTAACTCCCGGTTCTACATTAGTATCTGGGCTCTCAACATATTTCCAAAATCAACTCACACCTGGTGATCGAATTGTTATTCGAGGAATGTCATATATAGTGTCAGACATAATTGATAATGTCACCATGTCAATTTCACCAGCCTTCAGAGGTTTTGGCAATACAACATCTATCACACGCACCCAGATTGCAAAGACTCGCGATCTTCGGACACCATCTTCTCAGTTTAACATGGATACGATCGACGGTAACGGTCTAAGTGGTTTCAAGGTGGACACTACAAAGATGCACATGCTTGGCATCCAGTATACATGGTATGGAGCAGGTTTCATAGACTATATGATTCGCGGAGGTGATGGAAACTTTGTGTACGCTCACCGCGTCCGCAACAACAACGTGAACGATGAAGCTTACATGAGAACAGGTAACATGCCTGCTCGGTACGAGGTGGTGAATGAGTGGGCGGCTGCAAGAGCAAAGATTCCAGAGCCTATAACTGATTTCAGCCCGGATAACGGTGAAGATCTCGTCCTAGATCGCCCAACCGTGTATTTTCCATCAAATGGTCACGTAATGGTTGGCTCAGAAATCATATCGTACAATGGAACATCAGGAAACTCACTAACCAATATTACACGAGGAGCCACAATGAGTGTATTTGCTGCTGGAAAGATGCGAGTACTTAACAGTGATGTTATAGCATCTAGTCACTCTCAATACACACCCGTTTACATGATTTCGTGCACGCTCTCCCCATCTCTCAGTCACTGGGGTTCGGCAGTCATCATGGATGGTAACTTTGACCAGGATCGTGGCTACTATTTCAACTATTCAAACATTCTTCCAGTTCCAGGCAATACAACGAGAAATGTGTTTATGATTCGTCTTGCACCCTCTGTATCCAACGGTATCGTAGGACGTCTCACCCAGCGCGAGCTCATCAATCGTGCACAGCTCTTGCTCCAGGCTCTCGAGGTCAACATTCTTGTCGCATCGGGTACAGCAACATGTGAGATTCAGGGTATTCTGAATCCTGTTCAGACGTCTAATGTGCTCAACGGAGTCCAAATTAACTATTCAGCGTGGCAATCTCTGAATACATCATTGAACGGCTCACAGCCAAGTTTCGCACAAATTCTGCCAAACAACGGATATGCCGGAATTGCAGTCCCAGGTGAGCGCATCTTCCAGACGGTGGTGTCGTCCACTGGTCAGCAGACTTTCAACCTTGCAAATCTCAAGGAGATTTCAACATCAGTCATTGGCGGTGACTTTATCTACCCAGACGGACCAGATACTCTGGCTCTCACTATTCGTAACCTTACTGGAACTGCAATCACACAAGCCTCTATCAATCTCTTCTGGTCAGAGGCTCAGGCATAAAAAATAGCCACTACTACCTTGTATGGGCAAGGTGATACTGACATGCTTTGCTGGTCGGCGGAGATATCTCGAAATTCTGTACAAGTATATCGATCGGCTCAAGTTGGATGAGGTGCACATCTGGGACTATACTCGTGAAGAGTCTGATACAGTCTGGCTCGCAGCCAATACCAAGTACCAGATTATGACCCCACAGGACAAGTCAAACTGGAAGGATTACTATATGTACTACACCCCAGACAAGTACCAGCCAGATGATATCATCGTCAAGTGCGACGATGACATTGTGTTTGTAGACGTGGAACAATTTGACACGTTTATTGAGAATCGACGCAAGGATACCAAGAGCCTCTTGGCATTTGCGGGAATTATCAATAATAGGACATGTGGTATAATTCAGACTGAACAACAAATCATACCATTCTCTGAACAGAATATGAACCTCGTGTACTATTCAGTTCAGATGTGCAAGTTGCTTCATGACTACTTTGTTCACAACTCTGAAACTGTGTGCGCCAAAGCAAAGATGAATGGTGAGCCAACTTTGATTGTGCCAAGTCGAAAGACAAACTTGACTAATATCAACTTTATTGCCATTCTTGGTAAGGATCTTTGGGCCTACCAAGAGTGCTGGGACAAGGATGAAGAAAAGCTCTCACTTGAGATTCCTCTTGCTCGAAGACTCTGCAATTACATTGATACATCATTCACTGTAAGTCATATGGCTTTTACTGGTCAGCGCAACTCGGGCTACGATGAGACTGCTGATCTCGCCAACTACAAGATTTTGGCTAAAAACTGTGACTAATCTGGACCCAGGTTGAAATCCGGGTTTTAGTTCCAAAATGTCTCGCTGCGAAGCCCTCACATTGAAGGGTGTTCAGTGCGCCAACTCGTCCAACTGCCCATGGCACGCTGACCACGGCGAGTGCTCCATCTGCCTTGAGAAGATTACGAAGAATACTCTTCTCAAGACTGAATGCAATCACGCGTTCCACGCAGACTGTTTCAATAATTGGCTGAAAGAGTCTACTACGTGCCCCATGTGCCGCGCGCCCCAGTACGCCCCCGAGCCTCACTACATCATCAGCGTCTTCATATCGCGAAGCGACGGACCCGTCGCCAACCTGCTCCCCCTCTTCAACATCATAGCTGATCTTCACGGCGTTCAATGAAGTACCGGTCAAGATCCTTTTGCATGCGCGAACCCTCATTTGTGAGATGTAATACACCGTTACGGTACTCGACATCCCTCATCGGGTCAAACTTGTGTTTCGTCAGAATGTCCCATCGCTCGCGATACTTGCGATTCTCCAGACTCCCGTGCCAGTGATGTAGAATGTTGCCAGGTACATACGAGAGCTTCAGGTTACGACATCTCATCTGAAACACGGAGAGGATAATCTTGTAATTGTCATGAATGTTTCCGGGGTAGCTCCAGTCGACTCTGTTTACGAGAGACAAGGCCATATGACGGTCAGCCGAGCCTAGAGGTGCCCAGTCTAGCAATCCACCCATCGTCATCCAAGCAGACTCTGTGCACGCCCACGCAAATCCTGGATGCCAAAATCCGTACTTGTCCGTCTTGTGCAAAGATCTGCCGCTTGTCGCATGCATATATCCAAACCCCCGTTCAGTCTTTGTGCGGTCGCCGTTTGGACCGAGGTATATAGCTTCGTCAAACAGCTGGACAATGTCATTGGTTTCAAGAGCCTTGACTGTATCCAGATGCCAATTCTTATTCACAAACGTCAGGTCAGCATCTATCCACGCTACATACTTCCACTTGGGTGGTAGGCTTTTGATTCCTATGTTGATGAGGCTCTCCTTGATCCAGAGGCACTTGGGTGACTCCACCCTGAGGTGCTTGAATACACCCAGTTTGGGTAGGGGTTTGGGCGAAGTAGCCTCTACTATAACTATATGAACCCCCTTGAGTCTCTGTATAAATTCGACAAAGAGTCGATAGCGATTATCGAAGCCGCAAAAGTTAAAGTAGGGGACTATCACGTATAGCTCCTTTTTATGAAACAGACAGTCCATATATGATAGGTCGCGTTAAAAAAGGTGCCCTGAATTGACCCAGGTTCCCAGATTTAAGAACCAGCAATCCACCTAAAACCCAGAGATGGCCACCTCTGTGAAGATTGTCAGCGTGTCTATGACCCAGTATGAGAACTCGATGCTGGCTCCGGCTCCCAACGTCACTGACTGGGAGTACATGCAGACTATTATGGATGCAGATACCACCCCAGCCTTTGAGAACCTCTCCGACGCTGTGGGCAAGCCTCTCAAGATCCTGACTTCGTACCGGGGCTGGACGGTGTACCTGGCGGGCGGCCTCAGCTATATCCGGGTCAACCCCACTTCGAGCGGAGGCAACGGCTACGTGTCCTTCCCTGAGTATGGGAAGGAGATTGGCCGTATGCAGTGGAACGGGTCCGTGTATGAGATTGAGGTGGAGTATCTGCCTAAGACTGTTCACGTGTACTACCACCCCCCTGGAGCCGAACAGGTCACCTTTGCGGCATCCTATGACAACTTCGATGATGCTCGTTCTCACGCATCGACCAAGATTCCACTGGAGCAGTACGTGGCCATCATCAAGGATGATAACGAGGACTACATTTGCCGCTACCTGTTCACTCCTGGCTGCGGGCCCATCTCGTGCATCCCCCTGGAGGGTGGCGGTTTCAACGAGAAACTCAGCAACATTGTCAACTTTGTTATGGCGAATGAGGAGCTGCCAGCCATCCCGGGTGAGGATGACGAGTAAGTGTAATAGTTTTTTAAAAACTCATAGCCCTCAAAAAGAGTGATTTTTAAAGACCCAGGTTCCTGGAAATCCGGGTCAGCCAGCCAACCAAAAAGCCAGACCCACCATGTTTCCCACACCCACTGTGACCCGCTCAGCCTTGATGGACCATATGCACATCTATATCACCAAGGGCCGCCAGTGTCTCTCTAGTGGTGATACTCTGGGGGCTCAGAAGCATCTGGATACTGTCAAGATTCTGAGCGAAACTATGCACCTCGTCGCCAACTTTGAAGCTTCAATCCTGAGCAGCAACGTTGACGTTGACTGACGCGTTTTTTAAAAAAAACACACCTGCCAAAAAGGGTGCACTCAAATAACGTAGGTTATAAATTCACAAGGACAGCCAAAACAAACTCAATGGCTCCCTTTTACGCTGTCCACGAGTTTTCGGATGACTGCAACTCCAAGTGCATCACCGGAAAGCTCAACTCCCTTGTCAAGGCTTACATCATCGCTCAGGAGTGTGGAACCCGCAAGGTGGTTCGGTTCCTGCATGACAACGCATTGGGTGACACGGTGTGGAGCAACAAGCGCGGCATCTTTTACAAGAATACCAACTCTGACGAGTCTAAGATTCTCGAGAGCCTGACTCTGGATGCAGCAAAGGAGATCCAGAACCATCTCTCTCAGCTTGGTGTCCATCGCAAGATGAAGCACGAGCACCACGAGCGCCTGGACAGCATCGCTCAGAACCTCATCTGGGCCTGTATCCCGCGCTTCCAGGAGGTGGTTTCGGCCCGCAAGGAGTTTAACAAGATTTGGGAGATGCGTGGAGTGCAGCGCTCCAACTTTGACATGCTCTACTTTACCGTCAACCGTATCCTGGACCAGCACATCAACCGCAAGTATGCGGTCTACTACATGACGTCTCAGGACCCCGTACCAATCTACATGGGTACTTACACGAGCGAGATCAAGGCTCTGGAGGCGGCCCGCGGCATGCCGTATGACAACTACATCGCGCAGATCAATGACAAGCACTACCACGTGATGCGCACCATCAAGGAGATCTCGCTTGACTAGAGTGTAATTAAGTTAGCATTATTTTCATAAGTCGTCCACCCTGTCCCGTAAGCTTAAACCCATATTCGCTTTACATTCTGTATTACTCCACTAGTCATTTCCAAAAAGGGTGTCCTTTTCGGACCCAGGTCCCTGGAAATCCGGGTCTAGCCAACCAACCAAAAGCCCGAGACCCGTGTTAAACACA